ACAATAAATTATATAGATAATATAAAGGGCAGTCCGTGTGGGCTGTCTTTTTTATTAGATAAATTAGACACATGGAGGGATAAGACTATGAACATTGGTAACAGAGTATTTGCGGTTCAGGGCTATGCTGTGACGCAGAACTATGCACAGCACATTGAGGCAGTCAAGAATGGCGGTTATGCACAGGGAATTGACCTTGTGCCGCAAAAGGACAACAGATACATTCAGAGCGACATAGTGGCTCATTCAGACGGCACAGTGCTTTACGCTGGCAACGGAGATGGCTATGGCAATGCGGTGTGGATATTACACAATGACAACTATGTGACCGGCTACGGGCACATGAGAGAGCTTAGGATTAAGACAGGCGATGTTGTTAAGCGTGGTGATGTGATTGGCGTTGTTGGCAACACCGGTCATTCAACAGGAATACATCTTCACTTTGAGGTTCGTAAGTACAAAAAGCCTTACAAGGTTGATGTGAGTGATTTTTGGGGAGCCAATTCCTTTATGAACACTTCCAAGTTTGACTGGGTAGACCCGACACCATACGTCAACGCTGATTTGCCTAATCAGATTGCAAGTGGCAAGGATTACACTAAAAATACCATTCAGAACCGCTTCAAGGTCATGCTTAATGGCGTGCAGAAGGGAGCGTACACTAAGTATGCAGGAGCTTGCAGTCATGCAAACAGAATAGGTGGTATTGTGGTTGATGGCACGAACAGCAAACAGATTTATCCGACCTATAATGCGACTGTGAAAGAAGATTATAGCAAGAATACTATCCCGAACCGTTTCAAAGTTCAGGTCAACGGTAAACAGGTAGGGGCATACACGAAGTATACCGGAGCGAAGATTGTCGCTAAGCTGAGGAACGGAATTATAATTGACGGAACCAAGGGTGTACAGATATACCCTTAATACATTAAGACGGTGGCAACAGGCACTCACTTATATAGTGGGTGCCTTTATTATGCCATAGAAAGGCGGTAACAGTGGCATACGGCGGTTTTTTAGTTAAGGTGGGAGAATATATCATCTCGCAAAAATTTATCAAGGCTGACAGCTACAAGACTTATGTTAACATGCAAGACATAGACGATTACACGGATGCTAACGGCTATTTGCACCGTAACGCCGTGGAATTGAAAGCACTAAAGGTTGAGTTTGATGTGCGTGCCATGCTGACAGGCGACGAACTGGAGGAGCTTATGTCTAATATCCGCAATAACTATACAAGCGCAAGAGGCAGAGAATGTATCATTACCGCCTATATTCCTGAGTACAACGATTATGTGACACAGAAAGGCTATCTTGCGGATTTTCAGCCACAGATTTACGGCACATACGGCGGTGAAATACATTACAGCTCATTCAGAATGTCATTTATTGGGGGTGTATACAATGGTTGATTACAGTTTACAGAATTTGTTTTACGCCCCTAACGTAGATAAACAGCTCATTATTACAATAGATGACGACCCCGTGACAATTACCAACACGGAGCTACATCAAGAGAGTTTTGAACTGACAGAAAGTTTGTGCTCCGAGAGCGAGTTGACATTCGGAGCGTGCGAAGCGGCAGTAGTTAAATTAACAATATCAAACGTGTTTACATCGCTAACGGATAAGTGGATAACCGTTAAGATGGTTCTTGATGGCAATGAATCTAATCCGTTCATATTCGGACGTTACAAGGTGGTATCGGATAAACCGACAGCCGATAGAACGAAACGAAAAATTGAAGCCTACGATGCGTTGTACGACGTGATTAACGCTGATGTGGCAAAGTGGTATAACTCATTGTTGCCGAATGATGACAGCACAACAACGCTTAAAGCATTTAGAAGCAGTTTTTTTGCTTACTTCGGCATCGTGCAAAAAGATATAACGCTTGTCAACGACAGTATGACAGTAACTAAGTCCATAGATACAGAGCAGATAAGCGGTGCCGATGTGCTTAATTGTATATGCGAGATTAACGGTTGCATGGGGCATATAGGACGTGGCGGACAGTATGAGTATATTTATTTGTCTCAGGACATACAGGGGCTATATCCGTCAGAAGATTTATATCCGTCAGAAGATTTATTCCCTGTTGAGCCAAAGGGAATCGCGATTAAAAAAAGTCACTATATCAGTGCTGAATATCAAGATTACATTGTATCAACCATTGACAAGGTACAGATTAAGCAGGATGAGGATGACATTGGAGCCATTGCGGGCAACGGTTCCAATGCTTATGTGATTCAAAATAACTTCTTGGTGTATGGCAAGAGCGCGGATGAACTCAGCACGATTGCCAATAACATACTGTCCAAGATTAAGAATGCAATATACCGCCCTATGACCGTTACTGGCGCAGGCAACCCGTGTATAGAGGTCGGTGATGCTGTTAGGCTCTCAACTAAGTATGCCATAATTGAGAGCTATGTGCTTAACCGCACATTAAAGGGCATACAGTCATTAAGAGATACTTATACTGCAGACGGCGAACAATTACGGAGTACGCAGGTCAACAGCGTAAATAAGTCGATTGTGCAGCTCAAGGGTAGGATTAACACCCTTACGCGGACAGTGGATGAAACTAAATCACAGATTGTCGATGTTGAGAAAAAGTTGTCAACATCCATTACACAGACCGCGGAGCAAATCAGGAGTGATGCGTCTAAGACATACGAAACCAAAGAAGATGCTAAAAGTACCAAGACAACGCTTGAATCGTCCATATCACAGACAGCGGACGAAATCAGAAGTGAAGTCCGTTCGCAGATACAGGCAACGGTAACTTACGACAATATATTCGAGGGGACGCAGTTTTGGGGTGATAGGCTGTGGGGTGATAAGGCAGATGCGACTATTAATAATGAGGTGCTGACAACGCACTTAGGGTATCCGGTGACAGCATTCTTTAGCGTCGATGCCGATAGCACAGTGTTTGTATCGGTTGAACGTATGCGCGAGAATGTGACTGTAACTGACGCTACACCATGTTTCCGGGTGATACTCAAGAATAATGTAGGCAACACAATAACCGAGGATTCATTTGGAATTACATTTATGTCTGGATTCTGGATGAGAGACTATATTTCAGGCGGAATTAAAGTTCCGTCGGGCTATACAAAAATGGCTGTACAACTATTAAGTACGAATGAGTGCAACTACAGACGACTATATGTGACGACAAACGAAAATAGTCTTGTATGGAAGCCTTCTCCGGCGGACACTCCGGCTGAGATAGCAGAGATGTATTCTCAGATAAGACAGACATCCGAAGAGATAAGCACTAAAGTCGCTAAGAATGAGGTCGTATCTGAGATTAATCAATCGGCGGAGAAGGTCAAAATTAAAGCCGACAAGATAGAACTTGACGGAGCTGTTATTATCAATGCGACGCTTACTGCTGCAACCCTTATAGGCGCAATCATTAATGGTGGTGCTGTATCGTTCGGTAACAATCGAGTTGTAGTTAATGAGGATGGTATGTGGGTGCTTGGCAATGGTGGAGTTGAGAACCCGGACTTCCGCGTTGACAAAAGTGGGTTCGTTCACTTGGGTAACAGCTTTAAGATGAGCCCGGCAGGGGCATGGTGGACAGACAACGCAGGGACAGAACACTTCAAGTCGTGGTCAAGCTTCTTCGGATTTTAGGAGGTATCAGATGAATAAAGCGCATACAATGATTAACTGGGAAGATTACCCAAGTATTAATACACCGCTTGCGGCAAGAATGCTTAACAAGAGTGACGTGGCTCTTGACATTGTAGATGATAGAGTTGTCGAACTGGACGCTAATAAAGCGGGCAAAACCGAGATTGCAACGCTCGTTGCAGATGTAAAATATGATGAGGTAACAGGCATTTTTACAGTGACCAAGAAGAATGGTTCCATGCTCACGATAGATACTAAGCTTGAGAAGCTTGCAATTAACTTCGAGTATGATAAGAATACGGAGCAACTTATTATCACCCTTGATGACGGGACCAAGCAGTACATAGACTTATCGGCTCTTATTACTCAGTATGAGTTCATGGATACGGACACTGTTATATTCACTATCGATTCAAATGGCAAGGTGTCGGCTTCCCTCAAAGAAGGTAGCATTAGCGAAGAATACCTTGAGCCGAATTATCTTGCTAAGGTTAAAGTTGAGGTTGCCAAGGCACAGGCAAGCGCGGACGCGGCGGCATTATCTGAGGCAAATGCAGAATCAAGTGCCAAAGCAGCAGCTCTGAGCGAGAAAAACGCAAAAGCGAGCGAAGATACAGTTCATGCTGACGCTGAATCAGCTAAGAATTATGCAACACAGGCAAGCGTGGCTAAGACAGAAGCCGAAAGTGCAAGAGACGAAGCACAAACAGCTCAGTCAGAGGCACAGGCAAGCGCGGAGTCATCAAGCATAAGCAAAAATAAAGCACAAGAGTTGGCTGCAAGCGCATCTGCAAGCAGTCAAGCAGCAGAGCTGAGTAAACAATCGGCTATGGCATCCGCAACAGAAGCAAGTGCAAATGCACAGAAGTCTCAGCAATATGCAGTCGGCGAGAACAACAGCTCTAAGTATTATTACGAGCAAGCCAAAGCAATATCTGAGGGCTTAACAGGCGCATTACGACCCATGGGTACGGTTGCTTTCTCACAGCTTCCTATGGTTGGTAGTGCTACGGCAGGAGATATGTATAACATATCCGATGAGTTTGTCACAACAGCCGACTTTAAGGAGGGGGCAGGAAAGACACAATCAGCAGGTACGAATGTGTATAAGACCGTTGACGGATATTGGGACTGTCTTGCAGGTACACCAGTCACAGGAATTAAGGGCGCAAAAGAGACTACATTCCGACGAGGTAATGTGAATATTACAGCCTCAGATGTAGGGGCGGTAGCAGATGATGGCGATGCATCTAACACAACAGTTGCATTTACTGAATCAACAGCGAGAGCAAACATATCCACGGGCGAGAAGCTGTCTGTGCTGTTTGGCAAAGTCAAGAAGTGGTTTTCCGACCTTAAGCCCCATGCGTTCAAGGACACGGTTAATAATCTTACAACTACCGCAACTGGAAGTGCTCTTGATGCAGCACAAGGCAAAGTACTTAATGAAGCGATTGCTAAGAATACAAGTGACATTACTACGCTAAATAATAATTTAGCTGATATAAAATCTATTATCGGTACAGGTTGGCTTAAAAAGGTAACCATTAGTACAAACATAGCAAGCGGTGCGCATGCGTTACTGACCGTATCGGGTAATGTCTATTATATATATTCATCTGGTGGAAATCTGACTATAATTAACATACAAAATAATGCAAGACCAGATGTAACTGTAACTGTTAATAAGCTTATACTCAACATAACATCAACAGCCAATGCTAATATGCTTGTAGGTATTATTCCGTTTAGCGGAAATTTTACGCTTACTTGATACGCATAAGGGAAACACTCATATTAAACTTTACCTCAAAATCGAACTCGGACATAATTCTGAGAATGCAACCTGTGCCCCTGAAGAACATTGTCTGCGCCCACTGCCAACTCTTAGGGTTGCCTGCTATAGCTGTCGCACCAATGTAGCCTCTATCTGCGATAGCCATAAAAAGTCGTTTGCCATCGGGGATATCGGCATTATCAACATGCGTCAGTGCATTAATTATGTATGTGCCGCTTGGTATATTGTCGATAAGCACATATTCCGTCTCTTTGCCTGCAACAGTATTAACAGACAACGGAACTGCGAATGCGGATAATCCACCAATGACGGATAAATTATTATTTACATGGCTACGGCATCATGCACCGAACCGCCACGTTTGACAATGTTCGTGGCGGTGGTCTTGCGGAATAGGTGAGGATAAATGCGGCGGTCAATCTTGGCATTGCTCTTAATGCGTTTAATGGTTGCTCTGACGGCTTCGTCACTCATAGGCTTAGTTGTTCGGCTTTGGGTGAAAAGCGGCTCATTGAGGCTGTTATAGCCGTTCCTTGACGCAATATAGTCTTTCAAGTACTTCATGGCGATATCATCAATGTAAACCGTCCTGTAATTCTGCGTATTTTGTCGATTTTTTTGGCACGATTGAGAGTGAGTTGGCATTGATTGTATGCTATTCTTAACATGTTCCTAACTGGAACGACATCAAGCTTCGGCGAGGAGCGGTGTGATTGGCGTTGCACCGTTCCTTGTGCTTGACAATATCGAACTGATGTTCTATAATGGGTGCATCGCTACTGGGAAACGTGTGGATTTTGGGAGGGGTAATGTTGGGTAAGGTGAAGTTAAAAGAACGAGCCGAATTAACCAAAGAAGCTATTGACAACAAAGAACAAATCATTAAAATGATAACTAAAATAGAAGATGCAGGTACTCTAGAGTACCTGCATACATTCATCAAACTTTTTTTAGAGAAGTGGGGTTAATCCTCACTTTTCTTTTTTCGAGATAACATAACATCAATCATGCCTAAAATGGTATCTTTATCTCTTTGGTCTAACAAAGAAAATTTCCACATTAAATCAATATCCTTATCGGCTTTGACCGACTTGTCTTTGCGTTCTGGCGAAACATCAAAACCCATAAGCCATGCTTCTGAAACATCCAAAGCCATTCCTAGAATAACTAGCTTTTCTTGGCTTGGTTCGACTTTGCCTGACACATACTGGCTAATATCAGATTTATTCATCTTGATATTGTATTCCTTACAGTATGGTGCAGAAAGAGTAAGAATATCGACTTGCTTCAATCTTCTTTCGCTCATTAGTTTTTTGAGCCTATCTGCGGTTGTCTCTTTCACTTTGGTTTTCCTCCTTTCGTATAACAATATAACACTATTTGAACGAAAGTTCAATACATAAAACTTAAAAAGTAAAAAATGTTGAACTTTCTGTTGACATGTGTGTAAAGTGGTGGTATTATACAATCAGTTCAAAACATTGAACTTAAAAACGAGAAAGGAGAGGCAAAGAGAATGGCTTTTAATTACAGCAAGCTAAGAGGACGCATTGTGGAAAAATATGGTAGCCAGTCTGATTTCGCTAAGGCTTTGGGCTGTTCGGAGAGAACATTGTCTTTTAAGATGACAGGCAAAAGACCTTGGAAACAGACAGAAATACTGTCTGCAATAAAGCTGTTAGGGTTAGCAGAAGAGGACATACAGGATTATTTTTTTACGCTTGAAGTTCAAAAGATTTAACTTTTTGTAGAAAGGAGTAAGAATGGATAAGCAGAGATACAGTATTGTAGACAGTACTGGAAAAGCTGTGATAGTCAAGAAAGATGATGACCGATACATCGGGGTTGACGAACTTGCACAGCACATAGCAATGGATGTCATTGACGATTATCAGGACATTATAAATGGCGGTAAGAAGATTGAAGAAACTAACATTGAGCTGTCTGTCAAAGTTCTCACCGCCATTACGCCAGTGATTGAAGCTTTTAGAAGCAAGTCTACCTACGGAAAGGGTTGATTGCCGCTTCAATTTTTGCTGATTGCGGTTTTTCAGCCGGCAGGGAGTTTATGATTTCCGAATAGTATTGGACGTACAGTTTCTTGAAATCATCTAAAGAGCCGTTATAACCGCAAATCTTAGCGGTAGCATAAGCAGACACAATTTGTTCAACTGGCAAAGCAAGTCACCTCCTTATTGAATGATAAGGAGATTATAACACAAGAAAGGAGAAGAATGAACGAGTTAATCAAAGTTGACGCTGATGCACAGGTTGTATCAGCGAGAGAACTACATGAAGCCCTTGGAGTTGAGAAAAGATTTAGTGCTTGGTTTGAGACAAATTCTCAGGGGTTTGTTGAGGGAGAAGATTTTACAAGTGTACTTTCAGGTACGGTTGTAAATAACGGAGCACACAGAGAGTTGCAGGACTATAACTTGTCTGTCGATATGGCAAAGCACATCTGCCTTATGAGCAGAACGGATAAAGGTAAGGCTTGCAGGCAATACCTTATAGACGTTGAAAAGGCTTGGAACACGCCGGAACAGGTAATGGCAAGAGCGTTAAAAATTGCCAATCAGACAATAGACAGTTTGAAGGAGAACAACATAAGGCTTATCGAAGCAAACGAGAGAATGAAGCCGAAAGAGATTTTCGCTGATGCTGTGGCTACGAGCAAGACTTCAATTCTTGTCGGAGACTTAGCTAAGTTGATATGTCAGAACGGCTATCAAATAGGACAGAAGCAGTTGTTTGACTGGTTACGCAACAACGGATATTTAGTCAAGAGCGGAAGTTCTTACAATATGCCTATGCAGAGATATGTTGAGCAGGGCTTATTCGAGGTCAAGGAAAGCAACGTGCAGAATCCGGACGGAAGTGTAAGGACTACACGCACGACAAAGGTTACAGGCAAAGGACAAGTTTATTTTGTTAATAAGTTTTTAGGGAGAGGATAATGTCAATTCTAAGCATTTTGTGCGCCGCATGTATATGCGTTGCACCGACAGCACTCAACTACATAGAGAAGCCGATACATGGTCCTATTCAGGAAACATCGGACGAATGGCAGACGTTCACGCTTACAGCATATTGCGGTTGTGAGAAGTGTTGTGGAAAGAATGACCGAATAACTGCAACAGGAACTTATGCCGTTGAGGGCGTTACCATAGCGGTAGATCCTACGGTTATTCCTTATGGTTCTATGGTAGATATTGAGGGAATCGGAACATTTATAGCCGAGGACTGCGGCGGTGCAATCAAGGGCAACAAAATTGACATATATTTTGAGGAGCACGCTGACGCTTTGAAGTTCGGCGTGTGGGAAGAATGGAGAGTGAGGGTAAGAGAGTGAAACAGCCGAAAAAATTGACGTATAAGCAGAAAGTTATTGTATCGTCGCACAGGCTTAATACAAATGACTGGATGTTGGAGAAAGAGACGGATTTTTACTTGTACCTTATGAGTAAAGACGGAGACAAAAAGAAAATCATAGACAAATTTGCAAGAGGAGGAAAGCAAAAATGATTATCACAGACTTGAACGCAATGTATGTTGATGAATTGCAGATATTATGTGCAGCCGGAAACATGGAGGTTGTGATTGAGGACGGCAAGATTACAGGAGCCGTTCAGAAGGAGGACTAAGAGGAATGAATATTAAGCTTTTGAACATAGAGGTTGAAAACTTCATGTGTTACGCACACGCGGAGTTTGATTTTTTTAAGATTACCAAGATTATGGCAGAAAACGGAGAGGGAAAGTCTACAATAGGTTCTTGCATTACCTGGGTGTTTTTTAATTGTGATATAGACTTAAAGGATAATCCAGTTGTAAGAAGAGAAGTTGACGGAGTGTCGGTTGATGATGTGGACACTTACGGAAAACTTACTCTTGATGTTGACGGAAAAAAAGTCACTATGAAGAAAGTACAGAAGAGAACTTATAGCAAGGATGGCAGCAGTTACAAGGATGATAACAAGTATTTTGTCAATGATGTGCCTAAGACATTAAAGGACTTCAACGCATATCTTGACATTGATATGAGCGTATTCAAGATGTGCAGTAATATCAACGCATTTCTAAATCAGAAGCCGGCTGAAATGAGAGAATACTTATTCAGTCTTGTTGAGAATGTGACAGACCTTGATATAGCACACTCTAAGACAGAATTAGCGGAGTTAGTGCCACTGTTAGAGAAATACACAACAGAAGAATTATCTGCTATGAATAAGGCGACAAAGGCTAAGATTACAAAGGATTTGCCTATCCTTGACGGGCAGATCAAGGAAAAGGAAAGAGATATTCAGATTAAGCAGGACACAGATGTATCTGACCTTGAACTGCTCAGAAACAGTCTTAAAGAGCAGATTGCCGATTGCGTTGCAAAGCAGACTGACAATGACAAACTGTTAGCTGAATACAATAAGGCTAGTGCTGATATTCTTGATTTGAAGTTTAAGCAGGGAGATTTATCACGCAAGGCTAATGAGGACAATATCAAGGCTAGACGAGAGATTGAGGATAAGATTGCCGACAAGAAGTTCCTCATTAAGCAGACAGAAAAGACTATCGGCGAGACAGAGAGCTGTATTGAGCTGTCAAAGAAAACCATTGAAAGTATAACTGGATATCTCGATGCAGAACGCAAGAAGTGGACGGAGGAGAATAACCGTCAGTTCGACGAGAATAGCTTTATCTGCCCTTACTGCGGTAGTGAATACAGTGAGAATAAGAAAGAGCAGTTGAGAGCTGACTTTAAGAAGCATAAAGCAGACACGCTAAAGGCTATCACGGATAACGGAAACCTTTATGCTGACAGACTTAGCAAAGAGAAGAAAACACTTGCAGACCTCGAAGCAGAGTTGCCGGAGCATGAGGAAAGTCTTGGAATGCTGAATACGGCTATTGAAGTCCTTACAGAGCAGTTGACAGAACTGCCGCAGGAGATTGATATTACCGATTCAGAAGAATACAAGGCACTTGCTAATGAGATATCCGAAAAGGAACAGGCTATTCACAAGGCTAATGACATATCGGCAGTTAAGGCTGAATTAAAGGCACAGGAAAGTGAGCTTAGGCAGCAGTTGTCAGAATGTGAGCGAAAGATAGCTGAAAGTAACACAGAGAAAGACGAACAGCGGCTTGAAGAATTAAGGGCAGAACAGCGTACACAGGAACAGAATAAGACCAATGCCGAGAAAATACTTGATTTACTTGACGAGCTGGACAAGGCAAAGAATGAAGCCTTGACAGAAGCAGTAAACAGCCATTTTGAGTTAGTTAAGTGGCAGTTGTTTGAATATGCCAAGAACGGCAATTACAAGAGTTGTTGCATACCTACTGTAGACGGAAAGAGCATTTTAACAACTATGAGCAACAAGGGCAACAGAATTTTAGGCAGAGTTGATATTTGTAATTCTATTCAGAAGATTAGTGGCATTACTTGCCCGGTATGGCTTGATGATGCAGAGAGCCTTGACGAGAGTAATCAGAGCAAGGTTGCACAGATGGTTGACGGACAGACAATTATGCTCATTGTGGACAGCAAATATAAGAATTTAAAGATTATGGAGGGTTAGGAAGAATGAGAAAGAATATGGTAATTAAGGAAAAGTATATCGGTGGAAGCAGAGTAACACTTGAAAATGATGGCGGTTGGTGGCTTGTGAAGATTGGCAATTCAGTTCACAAGCAGACAGCAAATGAGCTGTTCGCAGTGCAGACCTTTAACGCAATATAAGAAAGCGAGGAAAACTAATTATGGCAGAAACAACAGCAGTAGCAGAAAAGAAAGCATTTACAACATCATTAAGTGAATGGAGTAATGCTATGACAGGCCTTATTATTGACGATTATAAGGCTTGCGGAATGGATATGGACGATTACGCTAAAGAGTGTGCTATGGAAGCCATGACAAGCATTTTTAACCTTGTTAAGAGCAATCCTAAGGTTAATATGTGTAGCCTTGATACAAGCAATTTGAGAGGCATTGTTAAGCGTTGCGCAAGCCTTAAACTTAACGCAAGCGCATATCCGAGAGAATGTTATTTTCAGTTGAGGAATGTGAACATCGGAAAAGATGCCGACGGAAAAGAAATTTGGCAGCAGCAGGTCGAAATGGGAATTGAAGGCAGTGGTTATGATTCCCTACTTACTAATTACGGAAAAGATGTCAAACAGGTTTATCCATACTGGATAGTCAAAGAGGGAGATAAATACATACCACCTAAGCACAAGGGACTTACCGTGACGGAACCTGAGTGGGAGGAGAACAGCGTTTCCGATAAGGCGGTAAGGGTTGTGTACCCTGTTAAGCTGATGGACGGAACAGTAACTTATCTCTCTGCGGACAGAGACAGTGTTAAGGTCAATCTTTTGGCTCACGTTAAACAGAATATGATGAATGAAACATTTGGGGTAATTACCGGAACTAAAAAGCAGTATAACAAGGAAGTTGCAAGAACACGTTACGATGCTACACCGGAAGAGAAAGCAAAAATAAAGGAAAAGAAGGAAGAAGTTCTCAATGCCTTAAGAGCGTGCAAGACAGTAGATGAAATGCTTGAATGCGAGCTTGCAAGACCATTCATCAGCGGTGCTTGGCTTGATACTCCAGAGAGCATGATACAGAGAAAAATGTGCAACAATGCAACGAGGAAATACCCTAAGAATTATGACCCAATGGCAAGACAGGCACAGGTTGAAATGGACGAAGTTTATCAGCTTGCACAGGCTGAGATTGACGAGAACTCTAATACAGTTGAGTTCATAGAAGATAATTCCAGTGCAAGGGCAATAGAAACAACCAAGGAGCAGTCAACAGAGCAGACGGAGTTACCGCCATTTATGACGGCAGAATAGGAGGTTATATGATTACTAGTAACAAGGGAATAGTAATGATTGACGGTAAGGGTGCGGACGTTATAGCCGATTGGGAAGTTCTAACCAAAGCGATATATGAAAAAGTGCTCCATGGTGATAAGCAACTCTTTAATATGATACTGAATGAGGCTATTGAATGCCCTGATAAGTGCTCTACCGCTACCGATAGCGATTTTGGTGCAGTTTTAAAGGAAATCATGGAGGGCAAGCATGAGAATAATTAGTCAGGACGGAACAACAGATGTGCCATACGAGCATGTGGCGGTTATCAGACTTAACAAGAAGATTTACTTCTTTAACAGCAACTTGATTACCGATTCACAGGCACTTGCGGAGTACTCGACCGAGGCAAAGGCGGAGAAAGCTATGGAAATGCTAAGAGAGCAGTATGAACGGCTTGAAGTTTTCAAAGTCTTAGCGAGTGGAGCTACAGAACATATGGAAAAATCATTAAATTATGAAGAATTGGTTAAATATAACCAATCATATCGTGAAATGAATGTTTTCCAGTTTCCGAAAGATGATGAGGAGGTGGAAGTATGAAACAGAATCCAATAATAATCGCGTGCGAATTGTGCGGAAAACCACAAGCAAAAGATGAATCACGTTCTAACAAAAATTGGAATGTCTATGACGCAAAAGCTGTTTGTGAGTGTGGTGGAAAATTCAAAATAATGTTAAGAGAAGACGCGGAGAAATTAAGGAAGTGATTTTATGAAGATTATTAAAGGCAAAGAGAAAGAATACAAGGATTGGTACGACAAGAATAGTGACGAATACAGCAGAGCTTGCTTCACTTATGCTGAAAGGTGGGCTGAACTGTTAGAAGTAGAAATTGACAAGAGCAATGATGTTATGAAGTGCTTTGTTGATAATGCCGACAGATTGAGCCGTAAAGCAGACACAGAGGGTATAACAAGATTTATGTACGGACGTGCAGTTAGTATTCTTTCACAGTGCTGGGAATACGGAGAGTATTTGAAAAAGTGGCATAACAAAGAGTATGGATATGACGGAGAAGGGGAGTTATAAATCCAGCAATTATAACAGTGGGTGTGAATGATGAAACTTCAAGAAGCTATTAAGCAAAATCCGTACTGCGAAGAGAAAGGAAGCATAGGTGCTTACATAAGGTATCTCAGATACAACGTTGATAATTGGTACTGCAAACAATCTGCTGAACTAAGACCTATTGTCGTGGAAATAATAAAAAAACAAGGAGGAACTGAATGATGCAGCTCAAATGTTTGGCAAGCGGCAGTAGTGGCAACTGCTATCTGTTGCAGGCAGACAACGGAGAAACACTTATCCTTGATTGCGGAATCGGCATTAAGGAGATTAAGAAAGGCTTGAACTGGGATATAAGGGGGATAAAGGGCGTGATTATAAGTCACGCCCACCTCTAGACCATAGCAAGTCATTAAACGAATTTAAGGCTATGGGAATACCGATTTATGCACCATATATAAGCCAAAAACCAATGGCAATCGGTAGTGGTGCTTTCAGAATACAATCGTTTGACCTAACTACAGTAGATGGCAGATGGACACATACTAACGCAGATGGAACGGAGTGTCCTTGTTACGGATTTTTAATCACGCATAAGGAAATGGGTAAATTGCTTTACATAACCGACACAGAGCTGATTAAGTGGCGTTTTAAGGGTATAAACCACATTCTGCTAGGCGTGAACTATGATAAGGATTTAGTTGATGCTGACAATCCAAAAGCTAATCACGTTTTTAGAGGTCACTTATCCATTGATACTGCTTGCGATTTTGTCAAGGCTAACGATTCAGGCAGCTTGCAGAACGTCATAATGTGCCATTTATCGAATGAAAATGCTGATAAGGATAGTTTTATCGCCAAGATGAAAAATGCCGTAAATGGGGCGAATGTGGACGTTGCAGAACAGGGTAAGAGTTGGATTTTAAGGAAAGGAGATGAACCGCCATTTTAAATGAAGAATATTGCGTATCATTAGCAAGGCACGCAATCGGATTAGATTATAAGAAGCCATACAGACGACATGGAAAATCTTTTTACAAACCATACAGAAACTACTATGACGCAAGTGCTGATGATTGCAAGATATGGAATGAAATGCGCGAAAGCGGTTATGCACGCAGAGGTAAGAAAGATAGATATGGCGGAGCTATGTACTGGCTGACGAGAAAAGGACTTGACTGGCTTGGTGAAAAGTTAGGTGTCAAGATTTATGACGAAGACGATTAAGACGCTTAAAAATAAAAGTGTGTGTCCGTTTTAGAAAGGAGCAGAGATGGAGAGATTAGTTGATAATATATATTCGTTCAAGGATAAGGTTGAAGAGTGCGAAAATGCCTATCTGCTAGCCGTTCAGAAGAAACTTAAAGAATACGAGGACTTAGAGGAACAGGGCAGACTTATTAAGTTGTCTTGTAAGGTGGGAGACACAGTATATTACATTAACCCAGATAAGAATACAATAAATGAATTAGTTGTTTACGGTTTCGACATAAGACCATTACAGCGTTTTGTATATGATTATATGGGAGCTAGACTTAATTTTAATCAGTTCGGCAAAACAGTATTCCTCACAGAATCCGAAGCCGAAACAAAACTGGAAGAATTGAGAGGTGAAGCAAAATGAAAACCGTATATCAGATATGCGTTAGCGATGAGGAAGTAGATACTATCCATGAATTGTTGAGAGCATTAGATAACTGTCCTATTGACTTAACAGATGATGGCTATGTTGCAATTATTAGAGCCATGGTAGCCCGTAATAATGAGACAGATATTGACGGCGTAGAGATTGCTTACAAGGATTGAGGAGAGTGAATACGATGAAATGCGATATTTGCGAATATAAGACTAGCTGTATAGTACGCCTTACAATACCTAATGTTCATGGCTGCCCCGATGGAGCTCTTAGATGTAAGGTATCAACTAATGCCGACAGAATTAGAAGTATGAGTGATAAAGAATTGGCGGAGTTTTTAGCCAAGCACGATTTGGCTTTGGGCGATAACAACTTACCAATGCCTGATGATTGGCTTGAATGGTTACAGTCACCACTTGACGTAGCATCAGAAGCGGAGGAAATCAGCGTAAGGAGCTAGACGAATGAGATGTTGTCGAGACTGCCCTAACAGAGGTTGTGGGGCGTACCACGATAAATGCGAGAAGTACCAAGCAGAAGTAGCAAACAACCACGGAACTAATGCAACTCGAATAATCGAGAGCGAAAAGGATAGCATGAGCTTTTTGTATCGGGAAAACAAGAAACTCATGAGAAAATGGGATAAGCGAAGGAGATAAGACGATGAATAAGGTTATCTTAATGGGAAGATTGACGAGAGACCCGGAAATCAGAACAAGTGTTGCAACCAACACTACAACAGCAAGGTTTACACTTGCTGTTGATAGGAGATTCAAGAAGGAGGGCGAACAGCAGACAGCAGATTTTATCAACTGCATAGCGTTTGGCAAGACAGCGGAGTTCATTGAACGATACTTGCATCAGGGTACTAAGATAGCGGTTGTCGGACGTATTCAGACTGGCAGTTACACTAACAAGGACGGACAGAAAGTCTACACAACAGATGTCGTTATTGAGGAGTGCGAGTTCGCAGAGAGCAAGAACAGCACCGGCAGCAGTCCGGCACCAAGTCCTAGACCGCAGGCAGCAGTACCTAATGATGGCTTCATGAGCTTGCCTCTCGGTGTTGAGGATGAAGGTCTACCGTTCAATTAAGGAGATGGGACAGCATGACAAAACAAAAGAAATGTAGCACATGTAAATACAGTTGCCGCATAAGCTTTGAGGGTGGTGATAGGTTTTGTCAGTACATATTGATAACCGGGCACAGAAGACCGTGTCCGGGAGGCGATGAATGTACGGTGTACGAGAAAGGCAAGCGGCTAAAGGAATATAATTTTGGCGATTAAACTAGGAGGGGATAATTTGGGTGTTCAGGAAGCAATTGAAATTCTTCGTGATGAACAAAAACTACTAATCAATACAATAGCAGTATACAACAGCGATTACTTGGGATTGAGTGAAGCAAAGAAAAGAGAGCTTACAATGATAAACAAAAAAAGAATTGAAGCTATTAACATGGCAATTGAAGCACTGGGAGGTAGAGAAGATGAAGTCTAAGAATGGTAGCATGAGTGCATTTATTTATGGCAAGCCAACAGGCGGTAGCAGATATGTGGGGAGCAAGAAGAAGCGTAAGACTACAAGGATTAACAAGAGTAAGAAGGTGGTTTCGTGACAGAGAGTGAAGCAATTAAGATATGTAATACCATTATTTTCGCATCGTCCTTGAGCAATCGCCAAGGGACAGCACTAAATACAACTAAAGAGGAACTTGCAGAAGCAATGGGTATGGCAATACAGGCTCTCGAAAAGCAGATACCGAAGAAACCTAAACATACATATATTAAGCATGGCAAACACACATGGAAGAAAAATGAAAACGGAGAAATAGACGATTTCGCATGGGATTATGATTACCACAATGGTGTTGTTTGCGAAGTCTGTGGTGAGACAGTATGTGTGCATTGCAATCCTGACTACATGGAACTTGACGATTGCGAAGAAGAGCATTGCAGTTGTTCATCTTGTGGGAAAGAGGTATATCGTAACACTAAATATTGTGATTGCGGTCAGAAATTAAATTGGTCAGAAGAAAGTGAGGAAAACAATGAGTGAAGAATTAAAGTCGTGTCCGTTTTGTGGTGGGGAAATAAAACTGGATGAAAATGATTTTTATATGTTTTGCTGTGATAAATGTGGAGCAGGAATAACATTCGCGAAAGAATTGGAAGATGGAACAGCTACAGACTGCAGCAAAGAAGAAAGTATAGAAAAGTGGAACAGGAGGGTGAACGATGAGACTGATTGATGCAGATAAGTTTGTTGAATATATGGCGGAGAAATGTGATCCAAACGCAGTGTTAGACCCTATTATACTGGCAGTTATAAGAGGAGCAGTAAAAGAGCAGCCTACTGCCTATGATGTAGATAAGGTTGTGGAACAGCTGGCAGTTATAAAAAGCCGTGTACCTGTGAACAGAGTGCTAGACGACATAATTAACGATAAGCCAAAGGAATTAGGTATGTTGATTGCGTACGACAAAGCAATCGAAATAGTAAAGGCAGGTGGAATAGATGGCAATTAAACCGATTTTATTCAATACCGAGATGGTACGGGCAATTCTGGACTGGCGGAAGACCTGCACAAGGAGAATTTTAAAAGGAGCGATTCCATTTGATGAGAAAGCGGAACATTGGAATGTACTGAAAAAAGGAGAATGGAGCGGTCCTATATGTGTAGAATACTTTATGAAACAAGGCTCACCGTATAAGCCGGGCGATATCCTGTATGTTCGGGAAACATGGAAAAAGGCACCAAATGGATATTATTACTACGAAGATTGGCAGAAGAATGATATTGCAGATGTTACAAAATGGAAGCCATCCATCCACATGCCGAAAGAAGCGGCGAGAATCTGGCTGAAGGTTACGGATGTACGGGTGGAGCGATTGCAGGATATGACAGACGATGATGCAGAAGCAGAGGGATGTTTCGATTATACATCTACAGCACTTGGTTTTCCCGATGTATGGGATTCCACCATCAAGAAATCCGACCTTGACCGTTACGGATGGGCTGCGAACCCGTGGGTTTGGGTGATACAGTTTGAGCGGTGCGGGAAGCCAGAAAGTGAGGGATAATATGGCAAGAATATTTAGATTTAGTGGCTACTTTGTAGATACAGATAACATACCATATACAAAAGATGAATTTTTAGAAGCTTTAACAGAAGTAGTAGAAGAGGAATCCCCTTTGGGAAGATTTCAGCAGTTACATATAGAAGAAAGTAAAGACTTCGACCTCGAATTTGAAGATGTGCCGAATTGTGACCTTGCATCACTCACAAGGCATTTTAAGAAAGATAACATTAGCACAGAATTTGACAGACCTTTACCTAAGAAAGGCGAGAAATATAAGCATTTTAAGATTGGCAAGATTGTTACCGTTATCGGCATATCAAGACATACTGAAACAGAAGGATTGACAGTTGTCTATGAATATGAGGGAATGATTTGGAGTAGACCACTTGAAATGTTTATGAGTGAAGTTGACAGAAAAAAATACCCGAACGCAGCACAGAAATATAGATTTGAAAAGGTAGAGAGTGAGGAGCAGTGAACCAAAATATTAGGCAGGCGAAAGCCATAGAGCAGAAGAACAAGGAGAAGCTCATGAAAGTCAATCCCAAGCTTGATAATGAAAGCGGCATCTACTTTCTTACAAGGGTTGATGAGAATTGTTTCAAGTACGCATACATCGGACAGGCAGTACATATCTTGACCAGACTGGCGCAACACCTTGTAGGATATCAGCACATAGATTTGTCACTCAAGAAGCATGGGCTATACGACTTCAAGAGCAATCCCTATGGGTGGAAGATAGGATTCTTGCATTATCCGATTGCCGAGCTTGACAAGTGGGAGCAGCATTATATCAAGGCATACGCTGATAACGGCTACCAGCTCAGGAACAAGACGAGCGGTAGCCAAGGCGAGGGCAAGGCACAGATAGACGATTACCGCCCAGCTAAGGGCTACAGAGACGGCATACAGCAAGGCAAAAAGGTGTTAGCTAAGGAATTATCGTCTATCGCAGAAAAACACCTTAAAATCGAATTGAGAGAAGATAAGGCTAACAATAAGGTGTCGCAGAAACAGTATGAGAAGTTTATGGATTTATTGAAAGTGGGTGAATCAGAATGAATTTACTTGAACACTATGTAACAAATATAACTCACGAAGAACCTATCGAAAAGTACGGAATGTTATTTTTCAAGGTTGTATGTGATGTTGATTGCTATGGTAACAAAGAGGTTCAGACAGAAGTTTTACTTTCAGAAGATGATTATGCAGAAGTAAAGAGCAAAGGCTATTATTTAGCTTAAAAAATCAAAGAAAGGAATAGGTTGTGCGCACATAAAACCGAGGTTTCCTTTTGGTAAGAGAAATGTTAGATTTCGGATATTACAACATGGATTGTATGCAGGGAATGAAAGAATTTCCCGACAAATATTTTGACCTTGCGATTGTAGACCCTCCTTATGGAATTGGAGAAAACGGAGATAAAAACCATACAAGATGTAAACTAGCGAAATCAAAGGATTACAAGGCTTTTAGCGGAATGGATTTAAAGCCACCAAACGAAAAATATTTTGATGAACTTTTTAGAGTTTCAAAAAATCAAATTATATGGGGTGCAAATCATTTTATCAGCAAAATGCCGTTTGATAGTAGTTGTTGGATTGTTTGGGATAAAGATAATGGAGATAACGATTTTGCTGATTGTGAGCTTGCATGGACTTCGTTCGGTACTGCAGTAAGGAAGATTAAATATAGGTGGAACGGAATGCTTCAGCAAAACATGAAGCATAAAGAAAATCGTATACACCCAACACAAAAGCCTGTAGCACTATATGAGTGGCTATTAAACAGATACGCAAAGCCGAATGATATTATCCTTGATACTCATGTAGGAAGTGCTAGCAGTCTGATAGCTTGCTATAACACTAATCATAAATTTGTCGGGTTTGAGCTTGACGAATACTATTACAAGGTATCAAAACAAAGACTTGATTGTGAAATGGCTCAAATGAGATTAAGTGATTTTATGGGAGATACAGTATGACACAGGACGGACAGTTTGAGTTAACCGATTTCTTAGGCAAGAAGATTGAGAATAAATCCGTTATGGATTTGACAGCTTGGATAAATAGTCAAGGTAAAGCACAGTATTCACAGATTGGCGAGGTTGTAAGAAATGTTTACAACTTGAATAAAGATAGTGGAGAACTTATTGAAAGGCTCACAAATGCTGTATCGGTGTATGTTCTTAATCAGTCTATGGGGTATATGGATTATTTGCGCGCTGTATCAAAGGAATAAAATCAAACGAAAAAGGAGATTAAGTGATGGCAGACAAGAGAATGTTCTCAAAAAAGTTAATAGATTCGGATGCGTTCCTTGATATGCCAATATCGGCGCAGGGTTTATTTTTTCACTTGTGCATGAGAGCGGATGATGACGGTTTCGTGGATGCACCTAAGAGGATTGCGAGGGAATGTCAGGCCTCAAGTGAGGACTTGCAGATATTGATTGACAAGCGATATGTGCTGACATTCCCTGATTCTAACGTCATTGTGATTAAGCATTGGCGATTGCATAATTCAATCCCAAAAGACAGATATAAACCTACATTGTACGCTGAGGAAAAAGCTCAAATCGGAATCAAACCGAACGGAGCATACACGGACGACCCGGCGAAGATGGCTACGATTGCCAAGCCGGTGAGCGAGACACCGAAAACAAAGAACACCTTCAACAAGTTTCCACAGAGGGAATATACCAAGGAAGATATGGAGAGCATTGAACGAAGAGTAATGCGAGGAGGAAAAGCAAACGAACAACATAACGTACAACAGGCGCAAGGCTAATCACGAATGTACTATATGTGGCGGGAAGTTGCCTGACGGACATAAAGGAATCTTCTGCGAGCATTGCCGTGAGCTTAGACGTGAATCGGACAGATATGCCGATAAGCTGGCAATCAAGCGTGGAATGTGCGTATCGTGCCATATACGTCAAGCAGCACCCGGCAGGACAAGATGCACACACTGCTCAGAAGCACGAAGCCAGGAATCGAAGAGAAGATATGCAAGGCTCAAGGCATTGGGCTTGTGTGTATACTGTGGCAAGCGACCGCGCGGTCGCACAATTCTTTGTGACGAATGTTACGCAAGGAAGGTTGCATTGAGTAAGGGGGAATAAGATGACAAGGTTCTCTGACAACTTAAGAGTGTTAATGGCAAGGCGGAGAATATCACAGTTCAAGCTTGCCAGTGATTTAGGCTTGTCTCAGGCACAGGTAAGCAAGTACTTGTGCCGTAAGGCATACCCTAGACCACATACGCTGAATAAGATAGCTACTTACTTTAATGTAAGTGCTGATGAACTGGAATGCGAAAGAATGTGAGGAGTGACATACAATGGCTAAGAGTGACAAGAAGATACACGAGTACAGAATGTCGGGTGCGGCGTGGATATTAGATATTGCACAGAAATACGGCATTGACGAAGCAATTAAGGAACTGAAACAGAGGAACACTGAGTTTATTCCGCTTGAAGTATCACATGAAGAATTAGAAGCATGTACACGAAGAATAAAGAACAATGTTGTTGATTCAATATGCCTGTTATCGGCAGTCACGCTTCGAGATGAGTTTGATTTTGGACCCGTAAGGTTAAACAGATTTATTGACAGATTCAACACCAAGGCTGAGTGCCTTGCTGATGATGACGTGAGCTGGTCCGACATGAGGCAAACCATGCGTGAGGAATGCGGGTTAGACTTTAACTGGCGAAGAGGAGAGGGAGAATAGGAGGAATAACGGCTTATGAAGCTGTCGAAGCTGACTAAGCCGGAGCTTGATGCAATTATTAACAACGCCAATTTTACCGAGGAAGAAGAAAATATATTTAAGTTGCTATCAAGAGGCAAAACCATAACGGAGATTGCAGAACGGGTATCGGTATGCAATCGTACAGTGAACAGGCGGATTAAAAAAATTAAGTCAAAAATCAGCAGATTGGAGGGGTAATCATGGTGATTGTGACACAGAACGGCAAGGAAATCAAGGCAGGTGAAATCAAATTGCCGGACAAGACTAAAGAGCTGATTGCATCAATAATTGACAATCAGTAAGCATAAGAGTAAAATGTGCCGTAACGCGATAAGTACGGCACATTCTTTTTAATAAGAGGAGGTTAAACAATGGAATGTGTTGCGTACATGAGAGTATCAACGGAGAAGCAAGCCGAAGAAGGTAACGGACTAGAAAGCCAAAAAAGAGATATTCTCGACTACTGCGCCAAGAATGAGCTGATTGTGACAGATTGGTATGTTGACGATGGCTACACCGGGGCAAATATGAACCGCCCGGAGCTTCAAAGGCTTGTTGCTGACTGCAAGCATAAGAGGATATCTTGTGTGGTGGCTTTTAAGCTCGACAGATTATCAAGGAATATGATTGACGGTCTATATATGATTGAGAAGATATTCCAACCGAACGGCGTACAGTTCAAGTGCGTGCATGATAGCGTAAGCTACGACAGCCCAATGGAACAGGCGTATACTCAGATGATGGCGGTATTTGCACAACTTGACAAGAATACAATGATGTTGCGTATGCGTGGCGGCATGTTGGAACGAGTGAAACAAGGCTACTGGATGGGCGGTGGCAATCTGCCTTATTGTTACAGTTATGACAAGGACAGCGGAATTTTGATTCCTATTCCCGAACGCAAGGTACAGGCAAACAAAGCCCTTGAACTGTACATCAAGGGATATTCAGATATAAAAATCTGCAAAATATGTGGGTATAAAGGTGAGAAAGTTGTTAGGCAGATACTCACAACTCCAGTAAATATTGGTATGATACCGTACAAGGGCAAGATATATCAAGGTTTGCATGAGCCTATATTCAACAAGGAGCAGTTTGAACTTGCGCAGCAGTTGAGGAAATCTCGAAGTTGCAATAAAGCAAGTTGCATAACTGAACCAAACCTATTGACAGGCTTATGTTATTGTGGTGTGTGCGGATGTGCCATGCGATATCAGAAGTGGACACATGGAAAGCACAAGATATATTGCATGTCGAGAAATAAGGCTATGTCTTATCTGCCAAACCACAACCCGGACTGCAATAATTCGCTTGAATGGGCGGACGATATAGAGGAGCAAGTCGAGAAAGAAATGCTCCAAATATCGCTTGACTTATCATCGTACAAGCCTAAGGAGAAGGAAACAAAGCTTGACATTATGCAGTCACAGCTTGACAAGGAGCAAGCGAAACTGAAAAGGCTTTATGGCTTGTATGCAGATGGCAACGACACAGTGTTGAGCATGATTAAGGAGCTTGAAGCAAACATATTTGCGATTAAGGAGAATATATTGGAAGAACGAAAAAACTTTTCCGTCAAGCAGAAGAATACTATTGTATATGACGAAATAAAAAAACTTGCCGATGTTTGGGGCAACATCGACAAGAAACAAAAAAATATGATACTAAAAACTATAATTGACAAGATAATCATTGTCAACGGAAATATTGAAATACAGTTAAAAAGTTTTTAGCACTTACTGTATGCTGTGCCTACGGCGGTATGCTAGTGCTAATGCCGTATTTATCGCGTTTTTTCAAAGGGAAAATTGAACATTTGTCGCTTTTATGTCGCCAAGCTGTCGCTTTAGGCGGCTTTTTTTATGCCAAAATATAAGCAAAAGGAGGGATAACCGATGTTGTCAGATAAGGTGATTGAGAAGATTTTCGCGAAAGAGGAAATTCAAAAAGCAGACCTGATGACGGTATCTCTTATTATTCACGCAGTTGGCGAAGCTATCGAGGAGGTAGAAGAAGAAAATGCAAATGAACAGTCCTCAATACAATAATCCTTATAACATTCCGAGCTATTATCCACAGCAGTACACGGGTTATCCACAATACTTACAGCAAATGCAGGCGGCAAGGTATCAGCCTCAGGAACAGGCACCGGTACAGATGCAGGGAACATATCAGCAACAGACAGTAGGCATCAATGGGCGAATGGTACAGTCTGTTGAGAACATCAACGCTAATGAAGTGCCTATGGACGGCTCAATGGCATTTTTTCCTAAGCAGGATATGTCGGAAATATACGTCAAGGCTTGGGATGCTAACGGACTAATCAAGACGATTGTGTATAAGCCTTATATAGCCCCTAAAGATAATCAGACAGTAAATTCTATGTCTAACGCAGAAAACGCTAAATTTACCCTATCAGACGAAAGCACACAGCTATTTCTGAATAAATTTGAGGAATTATCAGAGAAGATAGGACAGTTGGAAGATAGATTCGATAAATCCTTAGGGACACAAAGAAAAACTTTAAAAACTCAAAGCAAAGGCGGTGATGAAGAATGAATCAGCAGTTAATTCAAACCATAAATCAACTTAAGTCAATTCGAAATCCGCAGCAAATGGCAATGAATTGTTTACAGCAGTCCGCTAAACAAGGTAATCCTATGGCAAAAAACTTACTTAATCAGATAAACAGTGGAAATACACAAGGCGCAGAGCAAATTTTAAGTAATTTTATGAATACGCAGGGGATAAACCTTAATGATATTAAGGGAATGATGAATTAGGACATTTTGGGTTGCGCGCATAATGACCGGTTATCCCATTTGTTAATAAAATAAATGGAGGTAAAGAAGATGTTTAATTCAAACGGAGTTAGTCTCGCAGATATTGCCGCAGTAACAGGCAATAATCGTAATAACGATGGCATGTGGGGCGATGGTGCATGGTGGATTGTTATACTCTTAATTTTTGGCTGGGGAAATAACGGCTGGGGCGGTTTCGGTGGAAACGGCAACGGTACAGGTTATACAGATGCAGCTATTCAGAGAGGGTTTGACAATCAGGCGGTCATCAGTAAGTTAGATGGTATTTCCAATGGACTTTGTGATGGCTTCTACGCTATGAACAACAGTATGCTTACCGGCTTTAATGGTATTAACACAAATATCATGCAGACCGGCTATGGCATTCAGCAGGCTATTAACGCTGATACAGTCGCTAATATGCAGAATACCAACGCTTTACAGTCACAGATTGCTAACTGTTGCTGCGAAACAAGAGAAGCTATCCAAGGTGTAAACTACAACATGGCACAGAACACTTGCGCATTGCAGAACACCATGAACAGCAATACAAGAGACATCATCGACAGCCAGCAGGCAGGAACAAGGGCAATCCTTGACTTCTTGACACAGGATAAGATAGCAACACTCACAGCAGAGAACAACGATTTACGCAGAGCCGCTTCACAGGATAGACAGAACGCACTTCTGACTACTGCAATGACAGCACAGACAAATCAGATTATTGATGCAGTAAGACCTACACCGGTACCGTCATTCCCAGCAAGCAACCTTTACGGATATGCTTACGGATGCGGATGCAATACAGGTTGTGGATGCTAAACAACTTAATAATCAAGTATCTTAATCGGATTGGGTGCTTTTGAGTTCCACTCGAAAGAAAACTCGAAAGATTATGTCTGCTAAGCAGTATTACGTCGGTACCGACATTGATGTCGGGAGCATGGGGCAGACTTGTATGGTTTGCCCTTATTTTTTAGAAAGAGAGGTAAAAACAATGGAAATTACAGGAATCGCATTACAAACAGTTGCTGCTGGCGAGGATGTGGCATTTACAGAAACACCAGTTTGCGGTAGTAAGTGTATCGTACACAGACAGGGAAGTGGAATTATCAAGTTAAGAGGTATTACAAATCAGTGCAAAGCAAGATTTTTAGTATCTTATAGTGGAAACATTCAGATACCTACAGGCGGTACAGTTGAAGAGATTTCACTTGCCATAGCAGTAGATGGAGAGCCTTTGCAGTCAACAAAGATGATAGTCACTCCGGCAGCAGTTCAAAATTTATTTAACGTATCGGCACAAGCCTACGTTGATGTACCTTGCGGTTGTTGCAGTACAGTAGCAGTGCAGAATACATCTACACAGGCTATACAGGTGCAGAACAGTAACTTAATTGCTGTCCGTGAAGCTTGACAAATATTCAGTAATAAGTCTTTCTAAAATTGTTGAAACAGAGAGATGCTCTTTTATTGCCTGTATTTTGATTTTTTCAAGTAGTTCTTGGTCGATTGTTGTTGTAAACTTAACTTTTTTCATAATTAATAATCTCCTTATTGATTTTGAATTATTGTACCATAAATACGTATTGACGTAAAGTAGCAAAATTGATATAATATACGTAAATAAGTAGATACGTATAAAAGGAGGCTTATATATGCCAAGGTTAATAGACATGATTGGCTACGAAAATGAATATCTGAAAGTAGTGGGAAAAGCGCCTGAAAAAGTATATGACAGCGGAACGAAAGTTTTTCAATGGGAATGTATTTGCAAAAATTGTGGTAAACATTTTAGCGTGACAGGGAGAAATATTAGAGAGAAAAAAGTTAAAAGTTGCGGTTGCCTAACATTTGAATTAAAAAGCAAAGCTCATAGAAAGCATGGAATGTTTGGAAGTAGACTGTACTTGTCGTGGGCGCATATGATTTCGAGATGTTCAAACAAAAACGACAGTGCGTACAAGAATTACGGCGGTCGTGGGATTAAGGTCTGTGACGAATGGAAAGAATCGTTTGAAAACTTTGAAAAATGGGCTTTGGAAGAAGGATACAATGAAAAGCTTACCATTGACCGCATAGATGTAAACGGTAACTATGAACCAAGTAATTGCAGATGGGCAACATATACAGAACAAGTACGAAACAGAAGAAGCACGGTTATCGTAGAGATAGACGGGGAGAAAAAACCATTAGCAGAATGGTGTGAAATTTACAATATGAAGTATTCTTTGGTTCATAAAAGGATATTTGATAGAAATTGGGAACCTAAAAAAGCGTTAACAGAAAAAGCAAGGAGGCAATATTATCATGCATGTAAAAAGAATTCATGAAATGTTAGAGTGTATTACAGAAAAAGCATTAAATGAAATAGGAAAAGGAGTGGAAAGCATTAACACAGAAGAGTTTTCCATGGTGACTGATATGATTAAGGACTTGTGCGAGGCAGAGTACAAGGCTGTTATCGTTAAGTCTATGAAGAAAGCTGACGAAGAGGAAGAAGAATACAACAAAGAACTCCTTAAGGCTCTTAAGGATGAATATGGCGAAGAGGGCGGCAGAAGATACTATGATGAATACCGCTACATGCGTACTGGCAGGTACGCGCCGAAGGGCAAAGGAACCTATGTAGGCAGACGTGGCTATGAGGAGCCGCCATACTGGCACAGATACCCGGATGACATGACAGACTATGACGGCATGGAACGTATGCGTGACATGGACAGATTAAGCCGGGGCAGAATGTATTACACCGACATGTCAGACCGCATGGGAATGATTGACCAGCCGAGAAGCGGCAGTGCTGCCGAGCATGATATGCGTGAGGGCAGAAGTGGTATGAGCCGTAGACACTACATGGAGACAAGAGAACAGCACAAAAGCAATACTCAGCAGGACAAGGATGCCAAGATGCAGTCACTCGATGAATACATGAAAGAGCTGTCAACAGACTTGACCGACATGATAACCGACATGACACCTGAGGAGAGGTCACTTATGAAGAGCAAAATGTCAATCTTGTTGACTAAGATGTGATTTATGAGGTAGGAGCATTTCTGCTCCTACCATTGTGAGGTATAATATGTTTACAATCAACAGCATTAACTGGAACTTAATATTTGTCAATAATTCAAGTCCTGACTTATTGCGTTCAGACGGCACTACAAGCCTTGCTGTGACCGATTGGAACCGCAAGAGTATATTTGTATCACTCGCACCAAAAGGGGCTTATCTGAGGCGTATAATCGCTCATGAGCTATGCCATGCGTTTTGCTTCAGCTATGACATATCAATGCCGATTGAGCAGGAGGAATACCTTGCCAACTGGATAAGCTTGTACGGCACTGATTTGATTTATTTGCTTGACAATATTATGTCAAGCTTATCTCGGAGGGCAGTATGACAGCGGAACAGTTATTAGAGTACATAAGGAGAACTAACCCAGAAATGACCATGGAGCGTATGCTACATGAACTTAGCCAAAGTGTTTATGCGGCTAAGTCTGTGATTTTTACTGCGCAAAATCAAGTTGAAAAATAATTCAAAAAAAGTTGTTGACAAATCGTGTGACTGGATGTATTATACTAACATAATTTCTACTTCAAAGTAGATTAAATTAATTAGGTCTAAAGATTTGACCTAACACAGCGAGGCTAAATGCCTTGCTTTTTTGTTTACAAAATATAATGCAAAAATTTTCAATACCCCCTACCTGTGAAAATGAAAAATAAAAAATCGAAGACAAATTCTTGCGGAATTTGGCTCCGATTTAGTGTCATTTTATCTAATATTCTCGATATTTTTTTCAAAAAATTTCCCTAAAATTTTCGGGTCAACATTTTTGGTACGCCCCTATACCCGGAACGTAAATTTTGAAAATTGATTTCAGATTTTCGCGAAATTTGGCTCTGATTTGGTGTTGTTTTTGAGCCAAAAACAGCTCTGTATGACAGCGGGACCAGTAGAATGTCACACCCAAAATCGCCCGGCTCTGCCTATGACAACGAAGTTAGACACAACAAACAGACCACCAAACAGCATTACGGTACAAGCCGCCGCCCATTAAGGACGCAGTTGTCCGCTTGATGATAAAATAGCACTTCGATTTCAATTTGTCAAGGAACGACAAAAAGAGAACTTCTGAAAGTTCTCTTTTTAACCGATGGATAAATTATAGACCATAAAATTCCAGAATACTTCTTTTCCGTTCTTCTGAACACTCGTCATTTATTTTATAACGAGCAAGCCTGTTGTCGTCCTCCTCAATTTTTTCAACAAAAATCCAGTCGCATCCGGCAACAACTGAAACGTGCCGGCTGCATTCCCATGAGCGTCCGATAACTGCATACATCAATGTCTCAACTTCTTTTTCAGGCATATTACAGACGTAAACAGCACGCCCGCAAGTGTTACTTGACACGATTGTGTCAAGTAATTCAGTGGTCGAAGCTGTGCATCCTCCTAAGTTGATAATATCAAGCCTTTTTTCAAAACTCATCTCTAATACCTCCATATATTTAATTATTTAGCCGACTTTATCGGCTGAAAAGTGACGGGCGGAATCGAACCGCCCACGCTGGCACCTGTCGTCACTTGACTAAATGATTACACCTAAGCGCATGCAATCGCGCTTTTTGCCACAAACAATTTTCCATTTTTCAAAATTGCCGTTAATATTATCTGCTGTTCTGGTCTCCATCCAATCCGCACAAGCTTTCTTATATTCCTGTCTTGCGTCATTTTTCCTTGTCTGTAAATCCTCTGAAAATGTCATATAATCAACCATCCTTTCATTGTGTGCCCTGTCTCATCAGTGCAGGTGGGACAATTCCTGCAGACGGCGGAAGCTTCCGCCGTTTCGACTTAATTTTTCATTGCGCAGCCCGTCCAAGTTTTACAAATTGTACCGTTACAACTTATACCGCATTTTTTACAGCTGTAACACATGGTATTTAAATCGTTATAATAAATGTTATATGCTTCTTGTCTTTCCGCCTGTCGCATTGCAAGAACTCTTTCAAATGCTCTTTTTACAGCCGGGAGAACACGAGCGCCGCTTTTAATCGCCTTAGCAAGTACCGCCATTTCATCGTCTGTTTTATCGTAAATGCGAGAAATTATGTTATTAAATTCATCCTCTGAAATATTAAGCTCTTTCAAATCCTGTTCATATGTTCTCATATGTTTTCCCTTTCTAGTCTGCCATCATCAGAGCCGGGAGACTATCCCACGGCTGACGCTCCACTTTGGAGCGTTTCGGCTAATCTGCCCACTCAGCGCGTTTTAATTCGCCGGTTCTCGTGCTGTGGTACCAGCCCTTGCCGCCTACGCTGAATGTTAATTCAAACCATGTACATCTGTTCTCGTGTTCATGGTCGTAGCTGCCTTCAAGTAATGCGATTGAGTTTGACATTGGAGCAAACCCGAACTGATTTTTAAAGGCTGCTCTTATCGTCTTTTTAATATCTTCAAGCTGTAAATCTGTCATAATTGACTACCTCCTTATTTTAGGGTACAACAAACACATGTTCTGCATCTGTTCTATTTCCCTTTCGTTGATATTATAATATCACGATTATTAGAGAATGTCAATAAGAAAATCACTTTTTTTAGAGATTTTTTTATTGACAAAACAGCAGCATCTTAATATAATGTAGTCACTGAGGAGGTGATATGTTGATATCTTATAAGATAAATGTTACGGAAGCATTAAAAGAGGCAGGTTTTAATGGCTCAACAGCAAAACAGACCGGGATTTTCAGCCAGAGCACAATGCGGAAGTTCAAAGAGGGCGACACTGGAATAACCCTAGACAATCTCAACCGCTTGTGCTGCATTCTCGAGATGCAGCCGCGCGACATCATTAAGTTTACGGAGACTGACGAGGATAGAAATAATATTTTAAAAAATATAAAATAAGTGTTGACATTCTCTAATAATCGTGATATTATAATGATGTCGGAAGGGAGAAGATAAGAATTTCCGAACGTGTGTTTGTTGCACGAAAAAATTAAAATTCGGGAGGTGTCCACATGGATTTTAAAATTCAGTGGAGAAGAGAAAACAGAGCTGCCGACCCAGCAGCAGTTATAAAAATTAAAAAAGTTCTCAGGGAGCTACCAGAACTTCTTGAGAACGACACAATCACAATTAACCCTAGTGATTGTGATTTCATCGAGCGATGCGCAGATGAGTATTGCTCAAAACTCCGTACATTGAAGTACGGATATGACCCAGAGCTGGCGATACGCTGTGTTGTCAGCGACTGGGAACGCAGCGAGTTGGAGGCGCTCGGTTTGCAGTAAGCAGTTAGGCAACCGCTGAAGGCGGCGCACTGCCGGGGTTCGATTCCCCGGGTTGCTTTTACCCGGATAACCGGGAATTTAAAATACAGGAGGAGTTAAATTATGACAACGACAGAGTTAGCTAAGTACATAAACGCGGTTGAGGTGCTGGAGAAGGAGCAGGCTCCACTTAAACAGCAAGTAGGAGACCTGCTACACAAGAAGTTCACAGTCGGATTGACGAGAGACGAGCAGGAGCTTCTCACAATGTCCGACAAGGCAAATCAGCAGTATCAACTGATACTTGCTGATCTGAGACATGTGGCAGGGCTGGACAGTATATGCCTGTCGCGTGAAGAGCTTGAAGAAGACCACCGAGCCGTAGAAGAAGCTCATGCCTCAGTGAGTGAGTGGCTGGCAGGATATGGAGAATAAAAAACAAGCCCCGGCGAGGTTAATCGTTCCGGGGCTATTTTCATGCCGTAAAGCGTTTATTAAATTAAATAATAAATGGCTCCTGCCAAGTCACGACCGATTTAATAACGATACCAAGCGACATTAACGGTCAACGCTTCACGGCTCCATTATCGTACACCATTTACAGCACATTGTCAACGTATCACAAATCATATTGATGTATTTTAAGCATTGACAAGTCCACGGCTAACTGGTATTATCATAGACGGGCGAGGGCGACTAACTCATGGCAGTATCGCAGATAGCACATTGACAACCGCATATCTCACACACCTAAAAATTTAGACCAATAACAATCCGTTATGTGGTCTTTTTGTCGTTCTGTTAATATCTTGACAATGTATCTTATTTAATCCCATGTCTTTAAGTTATTTATGTATCGTATATTATTATAAAATTTACTGTCATAGATTAAGAGCCTGAGCCCTTATATTTATTAATATATAGGGCTGCCGGGCACATGGACACAATCTACATCATTACATTAACGTGATAAAATCTGTATACAAACTGTCAACAAAACGTAGCCTAGAGAAGATTAGATAAGGTAAGATTAATGAGAATGTGTAAATAAATAATCGGTTTTTTAAAAAAACGTATATAATTATATACTGTATATGCGATTAGTACCAAAGTACTACGCATAAATACCCCAAAGTTATATTTTATATACTTTATGTATATAGTCACGTTCAATTTTGTGTGCTATGATAATTCATGTGTGAGAGATAATAAGAGCGTGAGAAATGGAGGGCAGTTCAAAAATGGCTAATGACATTTTATCCAGTGAATTAAATAATCAAAACGATTCAGCAGATGCCGGACTGGATGAATGCATTTATAATCGTGATGATGTTCAGATATACGAAGATGATGTGCACATGGCGATTGATGAAGCGTGTGCTAAATATCATATAGACAACCTCTACGAAGAAGGGCAGCGCCGCTGGAAGAGAGTACTCGCCTACGTTGGTAAACGTATTTTTACGGATAGAAAAATGTTAAAGAGTAAAGAGCGTATATTACATGATAATAATATAGTCCCTACGAATAATGATAAATATGATACAGATACACTTATGAGGTTATGTGATTATTACATGACGTTGAGTGATGAATATGATAAGTTGATTAGCTTAGAAGGATTTAGCTTATTCATCGGCATGGCAAGAGAGACGCTGAGCGACTGGGGAGGCTTAGAACCAAGCTCACCGAGATACCGCATATACAAAAAACTCAAAGATAGTCGTTTGGAATGTCTCAAAGATGATGCTTATGATAACGGCAATGTGACCGGTACTATGTATGTAGGCAATGTTGAGTTCGGCACTAATCTTCCGGGCGTTCACGATGATAAACCTAGGAGAGAAGCCCTAGGAGCCGATGCCTTAATACAGCTCGGACAGCAGCCGAGACCGCTTGAGTTGTCAGATAATAGCTCAGTGATAGACAGTGATAGTTGATGTTTCATCACATACAGTTGTCACACAATTCTATACAATTCACAAATGCCCTATTTATAAGGGTTTACGGATATGTGGCTTAATGTCAACTATTCGCAAAAGTTATGTTTAGCGAATAGTTGAACGATATGCAATAGAACGATGCTATTATTGTATGAATTGTTTAAGAATTGTGTATAAAAGGATTGACGGCACAGAGCCACCCGGGGTGGGGGTTATATGGTTCCGGTTTTCGCCCTCTCTAAGTCCCGAAAACTCCGACAAAAATAAAAAGCCCTTATCACATAAAGGAGAATGAATATGACAGGCAAAGAATATCAGCAGTTGGCAATGAGAACCAACGATGGACTTAATAGACTGCGTTTAGAGGACGCAATAGCAAATCAGGGTGACATATCAGTATCACAGTTGCTTAATGGAGCATTAGGACTTACTGGTGAAGCCGGGGAAGTCTCAGACCTTATCAAGAAAGGCATATTCCACGAAAACGGCATACACCTTGAACACTTGAAGAAAGAGTGCGGCGATGTGATGTGGTACTTAGCAATGATAGCCGATGCGTGCAACTTTACGCTTGATGAAGTCATGCAGATGAATGTTGACAAGCTTGGGGCAAGATACCCACAAGGCTTTGACACTTACAGGGCTAATCACAGGCAGGAGGGCGATATATGATTCAGGACATATTGATATTCTATCTGCTGTGGGTGTTAGGTGCTCCGACATGGTGTTTTGTAGCAATCTGTATAGAGGTTCTGCTGAGGATAATTAACTTCGGTATGAATATAGGTGCCAAACAGGAAGAAAAAGCCATAAATGAGGCTTTAAAGAGGTTACGCAATGAAACTATTCGGGAAAGAGATAAACGATGAGTGCTCACGCTGTGGAAACGTGCTTGATTGTGAGTTATTTCGCAAAGGGCATGGTATAGGCGGCAATCGTGAGAATGTTGCCGACATGATTAAGTGCCAGTTTGAGCATCGAGAAAAGAGTAAAAATCAATGTGGACAATAATACTGCTCATGCTCGTAACATTTGGCATATTTATTTTTAATGAGCTACTTGTGCTTATATTCTATTTGCTTGTCAAGGATTTATTCAAAAAGTGATTGGGCTATCGCCAAGCGGTAAGGCACAGCACTTTGACTGCTGTATTCGTCGGTTCGAATCCGATTAGCCCAGTTCGGTCATTTATATGACCATCGGACTTTTAAGTCATGTTGTTTCATAAACTCCACCTATTAGCGGAATGCTGTTAAGAGCCGTCACAAGGCTCGATAGGTTTTGGGTTTCGTTGCTGTAGTTACCTGGTGCTCCATAACACACCGAAAGAATAGCAACAGTACAGACAAAAACGCTGCAAGCCGGGGCTTGCAAAGATTCTCGCCGCACTGTCTGTACTAATGAGGTGTAGCTCAGCGGTAGAGCGTCTACATAACAACAACGTGTAGAAGGTCGCAAGTTCAAGTCTTGCCGTCTCGACTGCCCTTATGGGCAAACCACCTCTTAAAGTAGTAATGTAGTCTTGCTACCGTCCGGCAAGTAAATCAAGGGCGGACATTGGCATGTAGCTCAGCGGTAGAGCGGTCGGCTGTTAACCGACTTGTCGTGGGTTCAATTCCCACCTTGCCAGCTAATTATTGGTTCAAGTAGGCGACAAGGCTTGATTAAATGGACGGTACAGAAAATGAGCTGCTAAGTCCTGCCAATAAATTATTTGCTGATATGGGATAATGGTATTCCAGTAGCTTGCTAAGCTATCCAACAGAAATGTTGTACAGGTTCAAATCCTGTTGTTGGCGTAAGGAGTATTTAACAGAATAAACCGGTTCGAATCCGGCTGGGCAGGATGGATGTTCTGTGCGGCAAGCCCTGACGGAGAGGGGTAATACTCCTAAAGTAAAAAGCATAGTTGTTATGCGAGCGGAGCACGTCCGATAAGCAGAGTAGTCCCTGCTGAAATAATTAAAATGCTTGTGTGGCTAGTTTTAACTCGAATATGAAAAGAGTTGGAACTGGTCACGCAAGAAACTGTACAACGGATAGTAGTTTGAGGTAGGAACAAGCAATCTGTCGAGCATTGCTTAGTGGGGGTTTGAATCCTTCCTATCCGATTATAGGAGGCTTATCATGGATTATTTTGAGATGTACAGGGATATATGGAATTATCACAAGAAGTACATAGACAAAATAAGCTTTGCTGATGATAAACTCTGGAACAGCATAATCCAAGAAGCAAGTGAGCTTGGCAAGAAGTACGGCAACTGTGAGTTCATAGGTGAGCTGATAAGGAATGAGGTAAATGAGTTTGAGCGAATTGCGAAGAAAACTGTTTAATCTGTGGATAAAAAAGAAAACAAAGAACTTGAAGTCGTTGACCATATCAGGGGCAACTGCAATATGGATGCATTTACGAGGATTTGAAAACTTATGACTATTGATGTTTTGGGAACTAAATATGAAATAATCAAGAAAAAAATGCATGATGAAGAGTGCGACGGCTATTGCGACTACACTTCAAAGAAAATTGTTATCAGAAAAGATAACTATAACAATGTTGGCAATTTTGATTGGCTAATGAAAAAGCAATTACGGCACGAAATAATTCATGCCTTTTTGGCAGAAAGTGGGTTGCAATCAAATTTTGAACACTGCCAGAAATTTGGACATGAAGAAACAATGGTTGATTGGATTGCGATTCAGTTTCCAAAGATTTTAGAGGTGTATCAAGAACTGGACATTTTGTAATGTGAGCTGAGGTAGGATATGTGTGAGTTTTGTAAAAATATAAGTGTGGGACTACCAGATTGGGATTTCTTACCTAAAGATGGAGAAAATATAGTACCGTCTGGCATTGCAATAAAAATCACAAAAATCATGAATAAGAATGCCCTTGTTTTTACGAATAGTGCTAACGAGTACGGACCGGGTGCGCTAGACATACAATTTTGTCCTATGTGTGGCAGAAAGTTGGTGGAAGAATGATTACGCAGAAAGATGTTCATAACAATATAGTTGCAAATGCAAGCGATTGGCAGAAAAGCTATTTGTCGTTTCAATGTGGTGGAAATGTTGAAAAGATAAAGGAAGTCGAACAGAGCATTGCCAATATGATTAACGGCATTAGCAAGGCACTTAAAAACAATGGAGTAGATTATCTGAATAAACTTGATTTGTGAGTAGGTGACTATATGAAACATCAAAAAGAATGGCACACTTGCGACAGGTGCGGAAAAGAAATAATACCTAAGAACTGGAAAGAAATTAGATTTAAGCAAGTTGGATGTTGCGGAGATATAGTTCCCACTTTTGAAGATAATGATATGTGTCTTTAAATCAAGAATGTCCGCAGATATGAATTTTTAGAAAGGACATATGAGCTATGCCCTAAGTGTAGAAAAGATTTCGAGGAGTTTATGAGAAATGAGGTGTATTAAGAACTATGAAAATATCAGAAATGAATAATTGCATCGAAGAAATGCGTAAATGCTACAACTTTGATGACGATAAGACAGAAATAATGGTTGGAGATGCGATAAGCAACTCTACAAGATGTGTAAATGTATATACAAAGGATGAAAACGGAACACAAATTGAAATGAAAAGGTATGCAGATGAATTAGTGGAGAAAAGGAGTTGAAATTATGAAAAAGTTATTTGTAAGCGTGCCAATGAAAGGCAGAACAGAGGAAGAAATCAAAGCAAGTATTAAGAAGATGAAAAAGATTGCTGAAATATACGAGGGCGAGGAATTAGAGCTTATCGACAGCTACATTGAGGATAAACCACCTAAAGACAGCAAAGAAGCTGTATGGTATTTAGGTGAAAGCCTTAAGAAACTGGCACAGGCTGATGTATTTATGGGGATATGCGAGAGCTATGATTGGAACGGCTGTTACATTGAAAGAGAAACAACAGAGAAATATGGCATTAAAGCATATGTGATTCCGGCAAGATATGTAATTGATGATTATGATGCACTTTCACGTAAATTACATACGTCTTGCAATGATAGAATGCCAACAGTCTAATAAAATATTACCGGCTACAGATTGATTGTAGTCGCTACCCTAAAACAATTATAGGCAGAGGTCTATAAGCACCTTTGCTGTGAAAGCGAGGTGCTTTTTTCTTTTGGCAAGTTCTGAATTGATTAAGCAATTCCAAAACAATAACAACTACATAGAGCGAAAAGGAATACATAACATTGTCAGAGACAAAGAAACTGACATTGTTATCCAAGCCTATGTAGAATCCATCAAATGGGGTATGTCTAAAGATAAAGACGTACCTTTTTCACTGGAAATTTCCAAAAAAACTAAAAATTTAATAGATGCTTTGGTCTGCGAATCAACTAGCGGATGGCATATACCCGACTTGGAAGTATATTGCGGTGAAAATGGCACGAACTTTAAGACACTTGACAGCTATTATGAGGTTCTAAGGTGCGAATCGCCGTACTTAGTTGACAGTTTCTTTAGCTACATTGAGATTGACGAGAAAGACCCATTCAAGCGGTTTTACTTCCCAAGACGCAAGGTATTACAGCCTGTTGTCGGAGCATATCAAGAGGTTTATGACGGCAAATTAGATTTCCTGTCGGTATCGCAGCCTAAGCGTACTGGGAAAACGACTGGTGGACTGAGACTTGCAATGATGATGGGTGGAAGGGAACCTGATGGAAGTATATTCGGTGTCGGTAAGGGTGAAGGACTTGTTAAGCGCTTCTACGGGGGACTATTACAAGGCTTTGAGACGGAAAGCATATACAACAGGTTCTTAACTGTATTCCCAGAGGCGGTCAAGATAGGTGAAAAAGATTACAAGAGTGCCGAGAACTTGTCTATCGACTTAAAAAGTAAAAATATATTTCCTACTTTTACTTGCAGACCTATTGACGGAGCAATCGTAGGTTGTACAGAAGCAAATGTGCTTGTCTATATTGATGACTGCGTTAAGAATCATGAAGAAGCAAGAAACAGGGATAGATTAGAGTTCCTGTGTGAAAAGGTCACAGACGACGTATTAGGACGTAGATTAGAGGGAACACCCATTATTATCCAAGGAACCAAATACAGCTTATATGACCCTATTACAGCGTTACAGAATAAGGCAGACGAATTAGGGTGGCGGTGGCGTGAAGTTGCAGTTCCAGCACTAGACCCTATAACCGATGAAAGCAACTGGGAAATATACCGCAAAGACAAAAAAGGCTTGCGAAAAATATTCACAACTGACTATTACCGCAAGGAGCGAAAGCTTGTATCAGAAGAAACCTGGGCGGCTGAGTTTCAACAGGAGCCGTATGAAGCGAAAGGACGTATGTTTGCTGAGAATGAGCTTAACTATTTTGATGAACTTCCTGTTGATAGAGAGCCGGACGCTATTATGGCGGCTTGCGATAGTGCGGATAAAGGAGAAGATAGTTGCTCAATGCCAATAGGATATATCTTTGGCAACGAGGTTTACATAGTAGATGTTGTATTCGATAATGCCGGAACACAGTTTACCAAGCCGGAATGTGCCAACATGCTGATTAGGCACAATGTTAAGACCGTTACATTTGAGAGTAACAGTGCCGGAGAGTATTTCGGACGTGATGTAATGGAGATTGTAAAGTCGCAAGGTGGTAGATGCAGTGCGAGGTTCAAGTTTAACTGCTCAAATAAGATAACACGAATGGAGAATGCAAGGGACAATGTTATTCGCGATTACTATTTTAGGGATTTCAGGAAAATGGACAGGCAGTGTCAGTACTACAAGTTTATGAAGGAACTTACAACAATGACAAGAAGCGGAAAAGTAAAGCATGATGACGCACCCGACAGTATAGCATTGTTCGAGAATGAAATGCGGTGTGGTGTGGTAAAGCCAGCTTCTATTATATCAAGCCCTATTTAGGAGGTGACACAATGACGACAAAAAGTATCTTATCGCAATACATTGACATTAAAGATGAAATCAGGGAAGTAAGAGCCAAAATCGACCGATTAGAAGCAGATATTCAGAGGATAGAGGACGGAGAAAAAGTTGTTGACAGTGTCACTGGTGGGTTTGGTGGCACGCAACATTTCCGAATTGATGGCGTTCCATATCCTGAATATAGTCGCAAAAAGACTTTGCTTTATTCAAGGAAAACCACTTTACAGTTGCTTGAAGATGATTTGCTTACAAAGACAAACGAAGTCGAACAGTTTATAGCGAACATACCTGATAGCCGCATGAGAAGGATAATAAATCTCAGATACCTCGAAAATATGTCATGGAATAAGGTTGCAGACCATATAGGCGGTGGCAATACAGAGGACAGCGTGAGGAAAGCATGCGAGAGGTTTCTGAAAAGCAACTAAAGTTGTCCGATATGTCCGCTTGACGATATGTTATAGTTATACTTGAAAAAAGTTCGTTCAAGAGCTTAATATTCACTCCTCTTAGGGAAAGCATCGTCTTAATGGCGGTGCTTTTTTGCGTGAAAGGAAATTATGGGAAACGATAAAAAGAAAATATACTGTCCACAATGCCACCGCCGGGTTGCAGAGTGGGACGGAAAATATTCGGGGAATATAATAGTCGGTTGCCGTAAGTGCCACAAAAAGGTTGTGTATTACACAAATACAGGCATTACGGACATAAAGCCATGGGCTCCAAGGAAAACGGCAAGCGGCATGACATATCTTTAGGAGAAAGCAATATGCAGACAGGACGCAATATTTTATTTACGGAAGAGCCGGAAATTACATACGAGAATGTTTTAGATGTGTTGCGCGATGTCTACACAGCACACGCCCAAAACGCAAACAGAATACAGTTCTTGCTCAATTATGACGGTGGAGAACAACCAATTATACGAAAGCACAAAAAAACTTACAGACCCGACATTGATTGTGAGTGCTCTGATAATGTGGCTCATCAAGTCTCTAATTTCTGGACTTCTTATGCGTGGGGCAACCCGATAAGTTTAGTTCAGAACGGTGACGATATTAACGAAGTTGTAGCTAAAGGCATATCGGAGCTTAATAAGCAATACGAGCTTGCCAAAATCAAGGCTAAGACACAAGAGATTGGAAGATATGTTGAGATAGGTGCTGTATGCAATGTGCTTATTGATGTAAACATGGATTGGGAACCGGGAAAAAGCTTTTTTGAGCTTGATGTGTTAGACCCGCGAACATCATTTGTTGTCAAGTCAAGTTACTACCCGGATAAGCGTACAATGATGGGGGTTACTTACAGGCACAGCGTTAAGACAGGCAATACATATTTTACTTGTATTACAAAAAAATACCGATTTGAGGTTGTCAATCTCCAAGAGATTGCAAACGGAGATTACACCAAGAAAGAAGCATGGAGGCATCGTCAGAGAAGTGGTGAGATAAATCCACTAAGAGTTATTCCGATAGTTGAATATTTTCGTTCTTATGACCGCATGGGCGTGTGGGAGCATCAGTTATCGGAAATGGATAATCTCAATTTGCTTATATCTGATTTTACAAACGATGTCGAGCAGAATACACAAGCTGTATGGCATACAAACGATGTTGAGTTTCCTACGGAGCGTAAGGTAACAGACAACGAGGACGGCACACAGACTGTTGAAGAGACTGTTAGAAAGCCAAAGTCCGGCGAATGGTTACAGACCTATACAACACCGAGTGGCAAAACTCCACAAGTTGAACCACTCGTTATCAATTATGATTATGTCGGAATGCTTAATAATATTCAGTATCGAAGAGATAAGATACTGGAAAAGTGTAATGTTCCGCTAACAAACAGCAACGCATCTAACATAACTGGCGTTGCAGCAAATAACGCATCGGGTTGGGACCATGCTGAGGCGGCGGCATCTAAGCAGCAAATGATAACCGAGAGCTGCAAAATAGACGAATTAGAGGTTGTCCTTGCAGCTATTAAGCATAGCCCTTATGTTCCGCAAGACAGCCCATTAAGGCAAATAAGCCTGAGCGATGTTGAGATAAACATAAAGAGGCAGAAGTTATATGAACTTTCGACTAAAGTCAATAGCATAGCCACACTTGTCAAGACAGGCTTTAATGGCGGTAAAGTAATCAATGCGATTCCTGTATTTGACGACCCTAACGAAGTTTGGGAGGCAAGCAAAGATACAGTTGAAAAAATACAAAAGAGTAACATCAAGGATGATGCAGTCAACAGTGACCGCACAATGCAAGACTTGTCAGACCAAGTCAGCAACAGCCCTTTGATTGATAAGAATAGGGCAAACAAATAAATATTTTTAGTTAATAAGAGCTATCAAGTTTATCTTGGTAGCTTTTTTATATGCACAGAGAAGTGGGTAAAACACAGAGAGACAGAGAAGTCAAGAAAACACAGAAAAGTGAGGTAACAAAAATATGGCAGATGAAACCAAATCAACAGGAACCGAAAATCCAACAGGCACACAGCCGACCGAAGGTAAGCAAGATACACCGACAGTTGAAGAGCTTATGGCACAGCTTGCCACAGAAAAGGCGGACAGAGCCAAGGAAAAGCAGGCACTTGATAAGGCTTTAAAGGAAAAAGGAGAGCTTACCAAGGCTTTAAGAGCAAAGCAAACCACCGAAGAGCAGGAAGCAGAAGCCAAGGCAGAAGCTGAACGCTTGCAGAATGAGAAGTATGAGGAAGCCATTAAGGAACTGAATCATATTAAGGCGGTTAATGCTTATAAGAGCGTGTCGGAAAAGTCCATAGAGAAGCTGATTGATGCAGTTTCGGATGCAGACCATAACGCCATAGCAGCAATCATAGAAGCTGAAAAGAAAGCAGCAGTCGCAGAAGCACAGACGGAATGGATGAAGTCAAGACCTAGAATGAACATCGGAGGCGAATACTCCGGCATGACCAAGGAACAGATTATGGCAATTCCTGACAGAGCAGAGCGAAGAAGAGCCATTGCTATGAATATGGAATTATTTAATTAGGAGGTAAAAATATGCCAGCAGAAGCAAATTTAATCAAGAAGACCGACCTTGTAAGAGCGAGAGAGGTCGAGTTTGTAAACATTTTTAGTGAGAACATCAAGAAATTAGTTGAGGCACTCGGAGTAACAAGGAAGATTCCGAAGCAGGCAGGCTATACATTGAAGTCTTATAAGGCTACAGGAACACTTGTAGATGGAAAGGTTGCAGAGGGTGAAACTATTCCACTTTCCAAGTATCAGACAGTAGCGGTTCCTTACGAGGAAATCACTCTTAAGAAGTGGAGAAAGGCAACATCAGCAGAGGCGATTATTAGCGGCGGCTATGACCAGGCAGTGCAGATGACAACTGACAGAATGTTGCTTGATGTTCAGAAGGGCATTAGAAGCGATTTTTTCACATTCCTTGGAACAGGTACAGGAACGGCAACAGGAGAAAGCTTTCAGGCGGCACTTGCTCAGGCATGGGGACAGTTACAGGTTAAGTTCGAGGATGATTCCATCGAGGCTGTATACTTTATGAACCCACTTGATGTTGCAGATTATCTCGCAAAGGCTCCTATTACATTGCAGACAGCTTTCGGCATGACATACGTTGAGAATTTCCTCAACCTTGGAACTGTTATTTTTGACAGCAAGGTGCCGCAGAAGACTATCTATGCAACGGCAAAGGACAATATCGTGCTTTATTATATTCCTGTCAATGGTGCTGACCTTGGAGAGGCATTTGACTTCACATCAGACCAGACAGGTCTTATCGGTATTCATGAGACACCTGATTACACAAACATGACAGCATCGGACACAGTAGTTTCCGGCATTGTGCTTTTTGCTGAAAGACTTGACGGAATTATCAAGTCAACTATTACGGCAGAAGCAGCTTAGGAGAGACAAAATGGGCTATAAGGTAGTTTACAGGTTCAAAGATTTACAAGACCTTAATCATGTATACGAGGTGGGGGACGAATACCCTCGCCTCGGTGCAAACCCTAGTCAGGCAAGGATTGAGGAACTTGCAAGCAATAAAAATAAAATCGGCAGACCGCTTATCAAGGCAAGGAGCAATTCTGCAACGCCTGTGGAATTGCCTAAGAGTGCTCATAAAGACTTGACAAAGACTGCTATTAACCGCATGTCTACAGCAGACTTACAGGAACTTGCCAAGACACAGGGTATCGGTGGGGCAGAACTGTTAAGCGGTGCGGAGCTTAAAAAGCTGTTAATCGAGAAGTTCGGATTGTAGGAGGGCTTATGCTATACACAACATTAGAACAAGTCAAGATAAGGCTTAAACAATATCATATTGAGACAACTGAAAATGCTAGTGTTGTGGTATGGGATGAATTAGCGGACAATCCGCACATCGAACAGCTTATTGAGCAGGCAAAGCAAGAGATTGTCAACGTAAGGAATTATCCGAGTAGTTATACACAAGAGCAAATTGATGATGACTTAACCAAGTATGAGAGCGTTATTGTCAACCTCGCCGTGTATGACCACTCGCAAGCTGGCGAGAGTTTTATGGCAAGTTACTCCGAGAACGGCATTAGCCGTAATTGGGTTGACCGCAATAATCTACTCGCCGGGGTAATTCCATTCGTTAAGGTATTATAAGAAGATTGAGCGTTACCAATATGGTAGCAGGCGGCACACATTAAGGGTGGTGGGCGGTGTGCCAAAATTATACGAAAGGCGGTATATCAATGCCAACAGCAGTAATTATAAGCATCGTATCAGTTGCTTTTTCCGTCTTTTTCGGACTGTTTACTTTAGCATTTAACCTAAAGAACAACAAAAAATCCGATAATTCAGAGCTTACGGAACGTGTTCGGGAGAACACACGAATAAACATAAAACTTGACACTATATCAAGTAATACAACCGAGATAAAAAACGAGGTATCGGAAATGAGAAAAGAAATCAATTCTCACGATAACCGAATTGTCAAGGTTGAGGAAAGTGTCAAGTCGGCTCATCACAGAATAGATGGGCTCGAAACAAGAATTAACAGTGATAAGGAGGACTAAGACATGGATTTTACACAGGTATCAACAGTAGTTGCAATCGTTGTAATCACATATCTGATAGGCTTAGGAGCTAAGGCAATTCCACAGATTAAGGATAATTTCATTCCTATAATTGTCGGCATTGCAGGCGGCATCTTAGGCGTTGTAGGAATGCATGTAATACCTGATTTCCCGGCAACAGATGTTCTCAACGCAATAGCAGTAGGAATTGTGTCCGGATTATCAAGCACTGGTGTAAATCAGATTTACAAGCAGGTAAAGAAAGATGCTTGACATTAATAAGCAGAACATGAAGTACTCTCGTCAAGGACAGCGTACAGTTGTTTATGAGACTGACAGTGAGGGCAACATAATCTATGAGGGCTACACTGACAGCGAGGGTAACTTTATTCCGTATCTTGATGACGATGGTAATAAGATACCGCGCATCAAGGAGGAATACATAGGCTATTCACTGCCGGTTGCTTTCAAAGCAAATATTGCCTTTAGCGGCGGTGAAGCACAGGCAGAAGAGTATGGCTTTAACGTGGCAGACTTTGATGCAGTTATGCTGACGGAACGCAACGAGCTACCATTGAGCAAAGGTGATGTTATATGGCTTGATAGTGAAATTGGTTACAAGGACGAGGATAAGGTTCATGTTGACGAGATTACGGCGGATTTCATTGTTGTCGGAGTAAAGCCGTCTTTAACCTCCACAAAGTACATGCTGAAAGCTCAGGTGAAGTGATGGCAAAGCACAAGATTGTTGTTAATGTATTTTCGCAGAAGTCCATTGAGGACGCAATAAAAGGCTTACAGAGCTATCAAGATTATCTGACGTATAAATGTCAGCTACTTGCAGAAAAGCTTGCAGAAAAGGGCGTAGAAATCGCAAGAGTGCAGATTGCAGACCTTGACGCAATATTCACATCCGAATTGCTCTCAAGTATTCATTCTGAATACAGAGGGGCGACAAAAAGCGGCGGCGTATGGGCGGTTATAGCAGATAGCTCACACGCTGTTTTTGTTGAATTTGGAACTGGCGTTATCGGCAAGGCACAGCCATATAAAGGCACATTGCCTGAGGGCGTTACTTGGGAGTATGCAAGTGGTAAGACAATCAGACAGCTTGCCGATGGGCGTTATGGTTGGTTTTATAAGGGTAAGGATGGCAACTGGTACTTTACAGAAGGTATGCCGTCAAGACCGTTCATGTACAACACAGCGAATGAGCTTAGGTCAATTGTTATCAGCACAGCAAAGGAGGTATTCAAGGACTAATGGCGAGTGAAAACGCATGGGCGTATGACATTGAAAGCACAATATATTCGATTGTCAAGGCTAAGACATATTCAGCAATCAAGAAGAAATACCCCAACTTGCTGTTTACCGACAAGGGGCAGAGTGACAGTTCACCGACATTCCCAACAGTCTACATCCACATGTTGGCACCGACAGAGCAAGGACGAACAATTGACGGACAATCCATTAACGGCTTACTTGTCACATTTCAAGTTGATGTCACAACTAACACAAGCAGTTCGGATGTGCGTTGGGTGATGAGTGAGATTGCTGAGGTATTCAAGGATATGCGGTTTGAGGCTAAACCAATGCCGGAAACTTCATACGCAGACAAAATTTACAGAAGCACCGCGCGTTTTAGGCGTGTTATCGGTGCAAATGACAGATTGTTATAACTAAGAGCTTTTTAAAGCTCTTTTTTTATTTTCATTTTTAAGGAGGACAAAAAATGGCAGTAGCAGGTATATCTACATTAGGTGTTACGTTTGGTTACGGCGCAGAAACAACAGCCGGAACTAAGCCGACAACATTCACACAGCTTACCAGAATTAATACTATTGGGGGAATTACTATTGATCCACAGACCATCGACGCATCAGCACTTGAAGATATGGTAACAAGAAGTATTAAGGGTAGAGCAGATACAGGCGGTACATGGACTGTTACAATCAATCTTACAGACGAGACAGAAGCAGAATGGGAAGCTCTTATGACAACGTATAAAGCTCTTACTGGTGGCAAGAGAATGTGGTTCGAGACGATTTTTAAGGGCTTGACCAAGAGCTTTTTTGTTGTGGCTCAACCGCCAGATGAGATTCCACATCCATCAACAGACCAGAATGGTCTTGCAACAGTTGAAATCAACCTTACAATCGAGGAATACAAAGGACTTGACACAAAGGTGGAACTTACACCGGGGGAATAGTAAGTCATTCAGCTAATATGGCTGTACTGAATGACGATACAGCCGATGATTACTTGTCGATGTATGGCAAGTAAGTGATTATTTGACAGAAAAGGGCGGTCTACGGACTGCCCCTTTTCCTATGGAAAACATAGGAGGAAAAGGAGAGCATAATGATAACATTCGACATTGATAACAAGGAATATAAGTTAGAGTTTGGCTTTGATGCCGCTGAGAATAAGGACATCGTACAGAAGATGTTCGATTATATGACCGGAGCATACATTTATAAGGAGAACGGCAACACAATCACCGCAATGTCTAACGGTGCAGGTAAGATGGTTGCTGATTACAGCGAAGTATGTCACATGGCGTTTTATGCCGGCTGCTTACAGCACAATTCAGTCACTAAGGCAGAAGCTAAGGCTCTGACACGAGCATATATAACACAAAAGAGAAAGACCGACAGCAAGTACGGTTATTATCAGTTATTTGACGACATTAAGAAGTGCATGGAGGACGATGGTTTTTTCGTTTTGAGCGGTCTGCAGGAGACAATCGAGCAGATGAACAAGTCGGCGGCGGAGCAGCTGGAGATGATGCAGAAAGCAAAGGGAAAGAAGTAAATTTCCACAAACTGATATGGGAAGAATACTTCCCGCTTGCGTTTTCCATTGGCATAAGTCTTGAGGAATTTAAAAAACTCACACCTAAAACTTTAGGCTATTGCTTAGAGGGCGAAAAGCTTAGACGTAAGGAGCGAGACAGGGAAGTATGGCTATGGACAAGACAATACGGCTTGCCGGCTATCATCATCGGCACAAGAGGCGGTGCATGGGGCAAGGATAAGGTTGAATATCCTGAACAGGCTATATATGTTGCGCAAGACCCAGTGGAGCAAGAACGGCTTGCAGAACGAAAAAGACAGGAGTTACTTGCACAGCTTATGGGTATGCAAGAGAGCTTTGAACGAAATAAGAGAGAAAGAGGCGGTACGGAGTAATCTGTGCCGCTTTTATTTTTATGACGAGGAGGTGAGAGAATGGCAGAAGTTGACAGCTTGGAGATAGAACTTCAAGCAACCGCCCAAAAAGCAAACACAGCAATAGATAGCCTCATAATCAAGCTTGGCAACCTTGCAACATCACTTGGACGCGTCAATGGCTCTGAGCTTAATACATTGTCAATGAACGTCACCAACCTAAGCGCTTCAATGAGAGCTATTAATGACGTGGGTACAGCAAGCTTTACAAGGCTTGCCAAAAACATCACTAAGATAGCAAGCGTGGACAGTGCAGCTCTTAACAGTGTAGCCGGCTCGCTCAATTCAACAGCGGCGGCGTTCGGGCAGTTTACGGCAGTATCGGAAAATGCGACCAAGATAGGTGAGGTCGCAAAGAACATATCCAAGATTGGAAATAAGAGCGTGCAGACCGCAGTAACTAACATTCCACAGTTAGCAACCGCACTTCAAGGGTTATTTACAACGCTTGCAAGTACACCGACAGTCAGCAATAATGTCATTCAGATGACCAACGCATTGGCGAATTTAGCAAGCCAAGGTTCGAGGGTAGGTTCTGCTTCACGGACAATTCAAAGAAGCCTAAATGGGGTTCACAGAAGCACACAGACGGCAACTAAAAGCACATGGTCACTGGCTAAGGCGTTCGGTAAGTTTTACGCTTCATATTTCATGGTCATACGTGGCATTAAGGGCTTGTGGACTTCGATTGAAAGTACCACGGACTACATAGAAGCATTCAATTACTATGCGGTTGCGTTTGGCAAAATCGGTTCCGAATGGGGCAAAGACTTTGAAAAGTACGGCTATGATAACGCTACGGATTATGCGAATAGCTTTTCCGACAGAGTAAGTGCGTTGCTTGGTAAGCTTTCGGGACTGCAAGTTGATGTTGATGACGGCTTGTTGACTGCAGACAGCACTAAGAACTTGGGCTTGAATATCCAAGAGGTTACGGAGTTTGCGTCACAGCTTGCTTCGGTGACTAATTCACTTGGACAGACAGGAGAGACCACCACGGCAATAGCAAAGTCGATGCCGATGCTTGTTGGCGATATAAGTTCTCTTTTCAATATAGATTATTCGACCGTAGCCACCAATATGCAAAGCGGCTTAATCGGTCAATCAAGGGCAGAGTTGTTGGTTGCGTGATAAATGCGTAGCAATCAACATTACCCACCATATCGAAATTGCCAAGTAGGATATGGATATAAAGTGAAGAAATAAGCTGGAAAACGGTTTGCAACCGCAATCAGAGTGTTAAGGCTATGTTTAAAAGCATAGTCAACCGCAACGCGTAGAAGTTGAACCTTATGTTGAGATGCATAAGAATATAATACTTCCAAGAGGCTTCACTATCGGGCAATATAATCCGCAGAGGATTATGATAAAAAGGTACGCTGGACTACATCATAATGGTGCAGAAGTGCAGATAAAAAGCTGCACGGTAACAAATCGTCTCTATAAATATGGTATTGATATTACCAATGCTACATTGGCAACATACGCTTATAACTTAGGCATAGAAAAATCTGTATCAGAAATGACACAGATGGAAAAACAGCAGTTACGTGTTCTCAGTATTTTACAGCAGTCAAAAGTTTCATGGGGTGATTTGTCTAATACAATAAACAGTCCAAGTAACATGATTAGGCAATTCAACACGAACATCAAAGAGACAGGCATGGTATTAGGGCAGATTTTTATACCCGTCCTTCAAAAGGTTATGCCTGTTGTCAATGGTACAACAATCGCAATCAAACGTATGCTTGTGGGTGTTGCAAGCCTTATGGGTGTTAAGATTGATTTTGACGCTTTCGGTCAGAATGGCTATAAGGACACCACGGACGGCTTAGAGGATATGGCAGATGGCTATGATAACGTGGCTGAGGCGGCTAAGAACGCACAAAAGGGTGTTCGTGGATTCGATGAACTTAACGTAATTAACACTGGCACTGATACGAGCAAGAGCACAGGCGTAAGCGGTGACACAATCGACCTTACAGACGAGATTGTCAAGGCTACAGAAGAATATGAAAAGGTATGGAACGATGCTTTCGACAAGATGGAGAATAAGGCTGAGGCATGGGCTGATAAAGTGCAAGGCTTTTTTGAGCGCATGTTTAAACCGCTTAAAACATGGGGCGGTAAAGTTGACTGGAAGAAGCTTAAAAACGGCTTTAACGGCATTTTGGACTTTGCTAAAAAGTTTACAGTTGGTACAGGCACAGGCTTTTTGGATTTTATCGAGGGTTTATCCAATATTGGTGCGCCTGCTATCAATCTTTTAGGTGGTGCCGTAGAAATATTATTTAAAGCACTTAATTTAGTTCCGGCTCCAGTGTGGCATACATTGGGTGGCGCTTTAGGTGGCGTCGCAACAGCTCTTCTTGCCTTTAAAGCTTATTCTGCTATCGCAAGCGGTATAAATACCGGCTTAGGTAAATTTGCAGATGCGATTTTGAAAATTTCAAGTGCAAAGCCGGTTAGCGTTGGCGAGGGTGTTGGTAAACTTGGTACAGCGATAGCTTCATTGAGCACAGGCGGCTATGTAGTGCTTGCTGTTGGTGCATTGGCAGCGGTAGCAGGAGCTATTATATCTATTGAGCAAGCTTATGACAACATGGTTGATAAATTTGTTGACGCAAGCGTGTTCGACAATCAAGGAACCGCAATAAGCAATATTGCTCAAAGTGTGATTGAGCTTATTGATTCGACCGGCACATCAAGTGAGGACATGACAAACTTTGCTACGGAACTTGAAAGGGTTAACACCAATTTACAAAATGCAAGTGAAGAAGTTGACAACCTTAAATTCCGTTTTGATAATTTAGGGCTTGAAAATGTGACAGATAATGACATTGAGAATATGAAAACAGCTGTCGGTAACTTAGCTTCGGCGTTGCGTGATGATTTGCAAGTAAACTCTGATATGGCATGGCAAGCGTTACAGAATATGTCTAGTCAGACTGCTGAGCAATTAGGTATTGATGTAGGAACCATGACAACTATTTTGTCTCAGTTCAATGCAAAGTTTAATGGCATATACACTGACATGGAAACACAAGCAAATGTCATTTTCGATAAAATACTTAGTGGTACTGCCACACAAGCCGATGTAGACGCTCTCAATTCGCTTCTTGATGACATGAATTATCTGAGTGAAGCGGCAATTAAACGTCAAGTAGAATTAGAAAATACCGTTAGCGACATGATGAATATTAATTTCGGAAGTGTCGAAGAAACCACTAAGGCTATAGCGGATATTACAGAAGCAGGGCAAACAAAGCTCAATGAGGTTGATGAGTATTATAAGAGCCTTATGGACCGAGCAAACGAATGGAAAATATCCACCGAGCGCGCCCTTGAAATAGGCAGAATCACGCCAGAGGAAGCCTCTACATATCTTGATTGGATTAGCCAGTACAAAGAAGCTCAAAGTGCTAACTGGAATGAAGAAAAGAATAATATTACGTCACAGATAAGTACAACTTTCGATTATATTCAGTCACAAGTTGAGAAAGCAGGAGTTGAAGCTTTCCAGAACGCACAAACTAAAGACTGGGGCATTGCCGAACTATTCAAGAATCCTATTCAGGACGTGGCTAAGAGCTTTGACAAAAATACTTTTAAACCAATTTCAGATGCTCTTAGTAAAGGAATGGAAGCTCTTAATATTGAACCATCTAAAGATAATCACCTGTATCAGCGGTGGCTTGAGAATGCTACATTGTCTGAGAATGACGTAAGCGGATGGGCGATGCGAACTGCAAATACTCTTGGTAATGCCATATTAGCCAATTCGGACATTACAACTAAGGCATTTGCGGACATGGCAGGGTATGACGTAAGCGGTTATACGGACGCAATGAAAACGCATGAGCCGAAGCTTAATAGATTAATGATTGGTGTTGGAGATAGTCTCTTGAACGGTCTTGCTACATCACACGACATTAACAGTCCGTCTAAGGAGTTTGCTAAACTTGCTCTATATGATGTTCTTGGTTACAATCAGGGCATATCGAACAACACAAAACAGTCATTAAGTGCAATGCAAACTTACGCTGCTAAATTACTTAATGGCTTTCAGCTTGCATTATTAAAACCTATTACCAATATAGGCGTGCAAACAATGAGCGGGTTCCTTAATGGCTTGACCTCAATGGAGCAGTCAGTATACAGCAAGGCAGACGAGATAGCCAAGAACGTAGCAAAGACTATCCAATCAGCCCTTGACATTCACTCACCATCAAGAGTTATGTTTGAGCTTGGTGCCTACACCACAGAGGGCTTTAAAGAGGGTATGGAAAGCCTCTATAAGCCAACAGAGTTATCCGTTAAGGATTTTGGCTTTGGCATGGTTGAAGCGGTTCACCCACAGCAGTTGTACAGCGGTTATGCCGATTACGCACCGAGCGTAAGCACATCGACAAGTACCACAACGCAGAACTATTACAACACAAGTTCGAGTGTAGACAATGCAGAGACAAACGCACTGCTTAGAGAGCTTATATCGGCAGTCAAGCAAGGCAGTAAGATTGAGATTGACGGTAAGGCAATCGGTAATGTTGTCCGCAAGGAAGATAGAAGCTACTTTCAGAGGACAGGGCGAGGACTGTTCGAGCATTGATTGAGTTGACATACCTCTCATATCGTGTAATAATGAGGTCACTACATTATATGGGAGGTAATATGTTATGGAACAGAATGAAACAAATGTAACACAGAAGCAAGGCAGCGGCACAGGTGGCGCAATATTGGCTATATTGATTGCAGGAGTAATTATTGCTTCGTTTATTTTAATTTCACAAGACAAAATGGATGTTGCAGTATATGTTATTGCTACTTTTTTGGCGGCAATATGGTTATTTTTAACCATAAGGTTATGTGTTGATGTCCACGCAATCAGAAAGCACCTTGACAGCAAGGAGGGCAGATAATATGAGAAGATTAAAAATCGGAGCAATTATTTTATCTGCCGCATTGATTATGGGCTGTTCATCTAACAACAGTTCGCAAGCTGAATATGATAGCCTTATGGCGGAAAAGCAGTCACTTGAAGCTGAACTGGCAAAGCAAAAAGAGACTACCAGTCAGGAAGCTACCCAAGCTGAAACTACACAAGCACCGACAACTACAGAAAAAGACGCATTGACACAAGAAGTTACAACAGAAGCTGTAAAAACCACTGAACAAGAGAACAGTGACGTTGAGATAGTTGCAGAATATAATATTCCCAGCTATGCTTGTACGTTTCATTTTGTCATTGTAAAGAACAATACGGATAAGACCTTAAATGTTACAGCAAATTCAAAGGCATATACAGCAGATGGCTCACTTGTAAGCGTTGACGATGCTGAATTTGACGCTTTAGGTTCGGGTTGCACATCCATAATAACAGAAATGTTTGATACGGATGCTGAAATTGCTTATTGTGACACCGAAATATCAACAAAAACAGATGGTTGGTACGAATCGGTTATACAGGATTTATCCTACACGGAAACACTCATAAAAGATGGTGCAATATATGAGGTAACTAATAATGGCGATAAAGCAGCAAGGTTTGTTGAAGGCTATGCAATATTTTTTAATGGCAAAGAGCCGGTAGATTGGGACTATACTTATTTTACTGATGATGACAGCGAATTAAAACCGGGAAAATCTATTTCAAAGCAGTTAAACTGTTCTGAAACTTTTGACCGAGTGGAGTTTTATTTAGACGGAAGAAGATAAGCAAGAGGGAGCTGAAAAGCTCCTTTTTGTTTGCAAAAAATTAAAAATAACTCTTGACAAAATGTAGCAACAAATGTATTATAAAAGCACAACAAAATGTTGCTACAAAATAAAAGGAGAGTGATAAGCGTGTCGCCTAAAATAGGGCAAAAAATCAAAGACAATCCCAAAGACTTTATGTTGAGGACAAGGCTTGATGACGAAACCGTTAAGAAGTTGGATTATTCGGCAGAAAAACTCAATGTAAGCCGTTCAGAGATTGTCAGACGTGGTATCGAAGATGAATACCAAAAGGCAAAAAAGAAGTAATCGCAAGATTTGGCGGTCACACGATTACTCCTAAATGTACAATCCGCAAAGGAATTGATAAATCTATACTATCATTCCTTTTGCGGAAAATCAAGGTTTTTTTGGAAAGGAATGGTATGATATGACGAAAGAGCAGATTATCAAGTCAATTATCAGTAATTTAGAACACATCAACTTGCACTTCCTAAAGTGCGTACTGGCATACACGAATGTGTTAGCCGGGAATGAGAAGGGAGGCAATCAGTAATGGAAGAAAACAGAGCAATACTTCACAAGCTAATTGACAGCATAACAAGTGGCGGCACACTGGAATATCTTGCTACATTTGTAAGATTATTCTTAGAGAAGTGGGGTGAGTGATATGGCAGAGCTTGTAAAGATTGAGGGAACAGAGCTATCTATTAAGGAATACAATGGTGAAAGAGTAGTTACGCTTAGGGATATAGATTTTGTTCACCAGAAGAAGTCAGGGTCCAGCAAGAGAACTTTTGAAAGATATAAAAGTCACTTTATTTTAAATGAAGATTACTTTGAACTAACAAGGAAAGACTTAGGGGACAAGTTGTCCCCTAACGAAAAAATAGTTGGAAATCCTAATCTGAAAACATATCTTTTAACTGAAAGCGGGTATTTGATGGTTGTTAAAGGTTTTACCGATGATTTAGCATGGCAGGTACAGCGACAGCTTGTAAACGCATACTTCAAGGCTAAGGCACAGCCGCAGACAGCGGTTGCACCGGTGCAGGTTGAGGACACCAAGTACAACACAAGCAATACACTGGTGCCTAAGGTCAAGAGTTGGTATATGCGCAACAGAAGCAACCTTGAATGGGTAGCGTACAAGACGAATTGCAAGCTTTCGTACGTTTGCCACAGGCTTTTAAAGCGCATAGGTGAAGAATATGACCTAGATGCGGCAAAGAAGATATACGAAGCGGAGACTGGACACGCACCGCAGTACCCACTTGATATTGTGGACTATTTTCCTCAATTATCGGCAATGGCTACATGGTGGTTGAATGACTTGATTAAAGTGATTGAGGAAGAAAAATAAAGGAGATTAGCAAGATGAAAAAAGTATTATGGTTCAGCAGACATGAGATGACGGATGAGCAGAGAACAGCATTGGGGGATGTTGACATTGTACAGGTTGACAAAATAATCCAGCACGCAACGGAATTACAGGATGAGATAGCACAGGCAGACATTATCGCTATAGTTGCTCCGATAGGCTTACAGGCAGAGTTCTTGAAGCTTGCAGGCGATAAACCGGTAATAGTAGCAGTTAATGAGCGCACGCTTATCAAGAGCGATGACGGTACAGAGAGCAAGGCAGTTTTTAAGTTCGTCAAATGGGAAAGACTGCTAAAAATAGAGGTAGTCAAGGAAGACTACGTTCCGGAATAAAAGAATAACAAATAAGTATAGGAGGCACGTTATGGCAAATCAGAGATTATTTATAACAGAGGATTCTCAGGAAGGAAATGTAGGTAGCTCCATGAGCACTACATATTCCTTTGACAATGGTACCTTGACATTGTTTTGGAAAGGTAAGACGGTGCTTGTTCAGCCAGCTAAGGTTGGAGATGCCTACTTAGTTGAATGCAACGGAGATATTCCAAAAATAATGCCGCTTGCATTACCTCATGGTAATGAAGAAAAAGTAATGTGGCTTTGCGGCTTCAACAAGTACTGCCGTGCTTTATCGCACGAAAAGTACGAAGAGATTCTTGCGAAGAATCGCGTGGCAAGAAACTGGTGGAACTATAGGGAGTACACACGAAGTGGCGATGGCTGGGTTGTCACTCTGTGCAATCGCCCCGATTTCGGCGGCGTACATCATGTAGTTGCATATATTGAGAAGGGCGCTTCAAAGGCTACTCTTAAAGAGTTTCTGGAAGGCTACTTACAACTGAGATGGTTCTACTTTCCAAAGCCTTTTGTTCAAAAAGTTGTGCATGAGATAGGAATAGAACTGGATTATAAAGATGATGATTTCTAATATACATGAAACAGCACTCTATTTTAGGGTGCTGTTTTTAATTAAAATTGCTTTTACGATTTACTATACTAAAATCTGTATACATTCTGTCAACAAAGCGTAACCTAGATTAGATAAG